CTATCAAATGATACTAATATTTTATGATAGTCTGGTAAATCTTCTAGCTTTACATTTGCTTTATCATAAGTAATGAGGGGAAATAGATCAGAAGAAATTCTATAAGTATGATTATGGTCAGCACAATACTTTATGTATTGATATGTAGTTGTCATATTGTTTAATATTCTAGAAGAAAGCGTAGATAACGCTTCTGATCTAGACATAGCAGAGAAACGAGCATAAGTCATAGTATTGAACTTGATAGGATTATCTTGTTCAGTTAAACTTAATACAATACAACAAACTCCTTTTCTCATAGTAAGAGTATATTACTTTTTGTCAAATCTGTCAATACTCTATATATTATCTGTAAATATATGTAGATGAACCATTATGGTTTTTTAATTCTTTTTTAATCAATGACTTATGATTTTCATTTTTCCATTCTATGCTGTCATAGTTTTTCTTAAAGCTATCAGAGAAACAATTTCGAGGTTTATCACCTTTTCCAGCTCCTTTATTTGGCTCATTTGTATTCATATTTGGGATTTTTTCGTTAGCAAATAGACTCTTTATTTGGCATTTTTCTTTTCGCAAATGGCTCTTTATTTGAAAAAATATCGTTCACAAATTAACTTTTAAAATTTTTAGCAATTTCATTTACATGATCTTTAATATCATTATAAATATTTATTTCTTTTTGATTAGCTTTTCTTTGAACTTTTGATAAATCATTAAATTTATATTCTTTTAATTGGTGGTGCTTAAAATGATATACTGGCTTATTTGAGTAATTCACATTCGTAAATCTAATGTATCTAAATGGAAGATCTTCTCCTTTAATCTTGTAAAGAGTTCCTAAGATTGGTTCTTCTTTTTGCTCTTCAAGAACTCCATCAATAAAATTTAGAATTTTTTTTAACATTTTTATTTTTCCTTTTGGGTTTAACATGCTTCCAAATTCTGCCTTCTTTATCTAGATCAACGCTCCATAGCATTATCTTGTTATAAGCTTTAAATCCGTATCCATTTCCCCAATTCATAGTAGTTATGCTAATTAAATCTCCTATAATATATAGGATATATGATAAAAGATGTCTCATAAAACTATTATATAAAATATATAAACTATGTCAAGTTTATATATTTGGGATTTTTTTGTTAGTGAATATTACTTTTTGAAATCGCCAAGATCACGATCAAAAGAAAACTTGCCAGTCTTTTCTACAAGACCTTCATAAGTTTCTTCTGTGCATCCAGCCATTTCAGTAAATGGTGCTACAACTGCAAAGATTCCAAAAGCACCAATAGTTGCTGCGGTTGAGATTGGGCGAACAAATATAACATCACCAGCAGATAAAAAACCATCTGCTACTGGAGTACTTTCTGATTGAGTTCCAGTATCTGCAAGACTAATAGAAACAAATGCTAGAGATAATAATAAGGTTTTAATTTTATTCATGATATATTATATAACATATATATATGTTTGTCAAATGTATTTAATCAAAAATACTTTTTGCTTTTTCTGGAATAAATTGAACTAATGCTCGATTTGCATATACTTGAAATGAATACATCTTGTATTTTTTATGAATCAACATATCTTTTAATTGATTTACATATTCGTTTTCCATATAAACAACTATTGTTTCACCATCATTAACATCAATTGCATATTCTTCTGCAAATTCAGAACATATTGCAAGAGCTTCATTTTTATCGCTCATAAAAGTGATTACACTCTTATCGGGGCGAGTAGGATTCGAACCTACGAATGGATTTCTCCATCGGCAGTTTAGTAAACTGCTGTTTTAAACCGCTCAACCATCGCCCCAGCTTTTAACTCCCAAACTAGGATTTGAACCTAGAACAGCCTCGTTAACAGCGAGGTGCTCTACCATTGAGCTATTTGGGAAAATTAAATATGTTCCTTATTTGATATTATAATATTATTTCTCCATTTGTCAAGTATATTGGTCATTTGATCCATATCTATATCGTCTTCACACATTAAAATAAATTTATTTTTTGGGTTTTTTATTTTACTAAAAATTTCATTTAATATTTCATGAAGCATTTTTAAATCTATTGCGTGATAGGAATAATTAATATTATCTTCAATATCATATCTTGATACAAATTTGCTTAAAATAAAGCTTCCGTCCATACTTTTGTTTCCAATTAAAAGAATATTAAATTTATGATTCTTTTTATTATAATCAGAATTATAGAAGTAGAATCCAAAGAATTTAATTTTATTAGATATTATCATTTGGTTTAGAGTACTTATATAAAAGTTTATGCATTCCAAGAAAAGGACACCCTTTTACATCTGTTCCATTTTTATAATGATTCATTCTTTCGTTAGTGTTTCCTTCATCCATATCTTTAATATGTTTTTTTCTGGCATGAAGCCATTCAAAATGTTTTTGTTCTAAATTTAAATTTTCTTTTAAATGTTTTAAATCTAATTTTGACTTATCGTTTAAATTAAGTGGGATTGGCATAATTCTACAAATTGGATGAAGTTTAGGTATTTTAATCCAATGATTAGCTCTAGTTATTTTATAATTCATTGTAAAAGTGAAAGGCGACCAATTTGTTTCTACTATACCTTCTAACGCAAATAATCCATCTATAAATATATTAGATGGGCCTCCTACCCATAAGCCCCAAGCTAAAGGAGTTTTGAAAAGAATTGCCATATTAAAAGTTAATATTCCAGAACCAAAATGACTTGAACATAATTGGTAATGTTTTTCTTCTGTTAAATTTTTTATCTCTATATCAGATGCTGATGCTCCTCCGTTCCATCTGACTTCTATATCTTGATTATTTAAAATCCACCAACCCATACTATTTGCAGATACTACTGGAATACAATTATAAATAAACTTAATAGAATCTTCATTCATCCATTCTCTTTTTGAGTCTGCTGCCACTATAAATTTTTTATAATAATTCATTTCTTCTTCGTTTTTATAAACAAAAAAAGCTTCAATTTTTATATCTTCTTTTATTAAAGAGTTTTCTTTATTCAGGGAAAATTTCATTTAAGTTATTATAGAATTCTATTTCTTTTTTAAACAATTCTTCTAATTCATTTCTTTTATATTGATCTCCAATATAAGCGTTAGTTTTTGAATCGTTTTTAGAAAATGGATGTGGTAAATTTTTTATTTCACAATTAAAAATCTTTGAAAGTTTTTTAAACGAATGATTTAAATCACTATATTTTCCAATAAAATTAAAATTTTTTATATTTTCAAAACCATAAAACATTTCTTTCATAAATTCATATTGCACATTACCATACTGTAAAATAATAATTTCATGATTTAAAATTTTTTCAATATATTCTTCTAAGGAATAATCTTGGCTACTTCTGTAAACTTTTCTTTCTGGCGTATATAATGGCCTCCATCCTTTTTCTATTGTAGTTTCTTTTGATTGTGAATCCCATATAACTTTTTCTGTAACTCTTGGTCCTTCGCCTTTCCTTGTAAATTTCCAATAAGTGTAAAGTTCATATATATTATCTACTGGATGATTTAAAATAGTAAATAGAAAATCTTCATTTTTTTTATTTAAATTACAAGTGGGAAAAACTCCATATAAAAATCCATCATGCCTTAAATGTTTAAGATCTCTCGGTATCATTTCCATAATATTATCTGCATCTGTATAGAATTTTGAGTCTATTAATTGATATGGATAGTGAAATTCAGTTACTTGCATAATGCTAGGTATACTATTTAAAATGCTGTAAGTAACTTTTGGATATAATCTACCAGCCATTGCTTGATATATGATCATAAAATTTAATTTCTTCTTTAAACATATTTTCTAAATCTTTTAGTCTGTAAAGTTCTCCACTATATGAATATGCTCTATTATCTGTTGGATGTGGCATATCTTTTTTAAATACTTTGCTTAATTTTTCAAAAGTCAATTTTAAATTATCAAATGATCCAACATAATCAAAATCCTTATAACTTGTATGTCCATAAAATAATTCTGAAATAAATTGATATTTAACATCTTTGTATTGAATATTGAATTGCTTTCCTTCTAAAACTTCATCTATGTATTTTTCTAAAGAATAATCTTCTCCATATTTAAAAACTTCTGCTTCTGCAGACCATAATTTAGCTGGATTTTTTCTTTCAGCTTCTGTTACATAACTAACCTCTCTTGGTCCAAATTGCTTTCTTGTAAAAATCCAATACGCATAAAGATCATATATTTTCTTAACTGGATGTCCAATTATTGTAAATACAAAATCATTTTGTCGTCTATTTAATTGTGTTGAAGGAAAAACGCCATATAAAAATCCATCATATCTACTATGTTTTACATCTTTAGGTATCATTTTCAATACGTTATTTGAATTTTCGTATTGATTATCTTCAACTAATAAATGGTAATGAAATTCAGTGAATTTTATGTCTAAAGGAATATTGTTTAAAATTGCATCTACTACTTTAGGATATAATCTTCCTTGCGTGGCTTGATATATTATCACTATATATGATATATAGTTATTATAGTATATTCTATATTATTTCTTTTTTAAACTTTGGCAGTGCGCTCTTTGAGAAAAACCTTTTGGATTATTGCAATCTATGCTGTCTTTATATTCTTTTGTCCATTTTGCTTCGCTAATTTTTTGAAGTTGTACTTCTGTTTTACCAAGCATATCGCCAGCTTTCCAAGTTGATCCATTATTTGAACATTCGTATACAACTCCATAACCCATATCTTCTGGAAGTTGGCGAATTTCTTTGACTGTGCCTTCGCTGCCATAATGCTTGCACATAGCATTAATATTTCTAACTTTATCTCCAACATTAAACATACAATGATGATCCATTGGACCATTCATCATTTCTTGTGCTTGAGCTTCTTCTTTATTAAACATTACATAGTTATGAATTGTGATCATATAATCTTCTGCAAGAGCGGCCATTTGTTGTAAGAATGGTTCTGTTAGATTTTCTTGTACCATTGGATCATTTAATTTATTTAAAATATTTTGTGCGTGAACTTGAATTGAGGTAATTGAACCAACAATCATACCATAAAAATCTTCTTTATAATCTTGCAATTCTTCCTCTGGAGAATCAACTTCTTCTATATTATTTAATTCTGGACCAATTAGATCAGCTTGATTAAATTCTGTTTCACCATCCCATTCATATTCTTCATTAAAATAATCTTCTGCTTGAGCTTTTTTAAGTGCTTCTGGAGTTGGGCGATCTGGAGATCCTGGTTTTGCTGGGCGATAATTTTTACCCATTCTTTTTTTCTTTTGTTGAATGTTATACCAAAGACCTTTATTTTTAGCTTGAATGTCTGCTTCTAAAGTAACTTCTTCTTCACTTCCAGTAATTTTGCTAACTGGTTTTGCGCTCCACATTTTGCAACTCCAATAATTAGCTTTATATTTTGGTCCAGGATTATCACAACCATGTCTTGCTCTATAAGATTTTCGTCTTTCTGGATTATCTCTTTTGATAGACATATTTGGATCACCAAAAGTAACTTTTACAATATTACCTTTATCGTTTTTAACATAAACGCCGAATTTCTTTTTGCTTCCAGCTGGGAGTCTAAATGGTTTATTAAGTGGAGCTTTACCCTTTTTCTTTTCTGCTAAAATAGAAGTGAAATCAATTTCTAAATTTTTCATGTATTATAATATTCCAGATTCAACGTAGTAAAATAAAGAAACTGCATCATTTGTTGTAGTGAATATATGATTATTTCCAGTAACTGCTATTGTACAAGGAAAGCTATTATTGCCAGCTGGAACGTAAGCTATTACTGCTCCGTTATTATCGTTTTGTTTTAAAGTAGTATTTGCATGAGCATTTGCTCCTAATAAATAAATTGTAGTATTTGCTCCTTGTCCAGATAATACTACGCCAGATAAAAGCGTATGAGCAACTTGTGCTATATTTTCAAATCCATCATCTCTAAAATATCTTGGCATGACTATTATTACACTTTTTAAGCGTTATCTATATAGTAAAAAAGCGAAGAAGGTTGAGAGCTTACTGAGTAAACTGCTGTATTTTCTTTTACTTGTATTGTCCCTGGAAAATCAGCTATTCCTGTGCTTACTTGAATAATTGTTGCTCCAGTAGAATTTGTTTCTTGAAATCTTTGAGTGGTAAAAGATGTTGATCCAAGAAGATATATCCTATATCCAGCTCCAGGAGCATTAATTATCGTGCCACTAGTGGCTGCATTTGCTATTGATCCAACGCTTTCAAATCCATCGTATCTATATAGTCTTGGCATGACTATTATTACACGAAAAAAAGGTTAATTAATGAACTTTATGTATCTTAACGAACTCAACTACAGTAGAAGCTCCTTGATTGCTTTTACTTATTACTTTATAGTTCAATTTATCTAATTGAGTTTTTAAATCTTCAAAGTATTTTTCATCAACTAAAACTAATATACTTTTTTCTGACTCTTTATAATGAATCTTATTTGAAAACTCTTGACAAATTGCTATTTCTGCTTTCACATAATAATTTACACTATTGAGCTATATAATATTATTTTTCTTGTATATAGAAATTTTTATGGTTTTTTGGTGAAATTTTCTGTATGTAGGTTTTCGCCTCTTTATACCCTTCTTTTGATAGGGGAAATACTCCGTGAAGAAAATTATCGTTCTTTGATAAGATTGCGTAATATTTTTTTCTTTTGGTTTTGGGCATATTATTTTTTCTTTTGAAGGACTCTTAATTCTTTTTCTAGGTTATCCATTGTTTGCATTTCTTTGTCGCTTTTATTTAATAAGTATTTTAATTCTTTCATGTACTCTTCAAATTTTTTATTGTAAGATGAGCAAAATTTATCATTATCTAGTTCATCTAGTTTCGATAAGATATTAAAAGCTTTATTAGCAATCCACTCGCAAGTGGCAATACAATAATTCGATCTATCTGTAAAATCTTTTACTTTATGAGCTTTTTTCTTTTTCATATTCTTCTAATAAGGTTCTTAATAATTTTAAATGATATACATCCCAATTATCGCCAGTAGCATCTTTATCTTTGCTCATATTATCTTCCCAAATATTTTTTTCAATAATTTGATCTAATAAAGTATATATCTTTTCCATACTACTATTATACATAAAATATTGATAAAAGTCAAAATCTAATGTAATATACATTATAGTTCTTTAACATTGGGCGCGTACTGGTTTCGATTTTAAGAAAATAAATTAAAATGCAAGTGGAGGTTGAATCGGGGACTCCTTAAAAAGTTTCGTTTATATTAACTGCCAAAACAGCTAAATATAAAGGTCATGTTTCAGCAAGAGTTTCTCTTGTTGAGATGACCGAATCTGTAGCCTAAGTTACAGCGTGATATCCATGACACATCTACTGGAATATTGCGTTATTAGATGTATTCTTATATAATCCTTTTCATTTGATTTTTTATAAGAATTATTAAGGATAAATTTAACTAAGGTTAGATTTAGTATTAAATGAATAGCTAAAAACCAATTGTTTATTCGACTCTTTAGCGAACTAACGGAATAAACTAAACTTGTAGTATTTTAATTTAGATTTTTAAAAGACGAAGGTTCAATTCCTTCCGCGTCCAAGTAAACGACTCCCTTCGGCTCCAATTTTATAGTGAAATCAAAAAAAAATAAAACAAGATTAGATCAATATAGTCCATTTAAATACTCTTTAAATAAAGCTAGATCACGAAGTAAATCTAGAAATGAAATTACAGATTTAACTCTTGAATATTTAAAAGAAATTTGGGAAAACCAAAATGGTTTATGTACATATACAAATATAATCATGGAAATGCCAAGAAGCTCTCAAGATGAAGATATCAAGAAAAGTCCAACTAAACTAAGTCTTGATAGAATTGATCCAAATATAGGCTATATTAAAGGTAATGTAGAATTCGTATGCTATTGTGTTAATGTAATGAAAAATGATTTCACTAAAGAAGAGATGGTTAATTTTATTAATTTAATTAAAAATAATTAAATTATACTTTTGTCGCCAGAAAATACTAATTCAATGTAATCATTTAGAGCATGATTAAAATAAGCTTTAATAAAAGATTGCATTCCTTGTAGCGTATTGAATTTATATAAACTATTATTTTGATATACTTTAAAAGTATTAACTTGCTCTAGTACATCACATTTATTAATTATAAGTTTAGTAACTCCAGAGAGTTTAACTGCATCAATTAGCTTGTTTAAATTAAGCCAATTGGCTATTCTTTTTCTGCCAGTTGTAGATCCAAATTCTTGTCCAATATCAATAATCATATTAAGCTCTGGATCTTCCCAAAGGCTTTCTGGAAATAATGGATCTACTCCACTTTTTGTATCGTAAATTTTTGCTACTCCAATTATCTCTCTTATTTTTTTAGGACTAAAACCTAAAGAACAAGCAGCGTATGGTAGAGTCTCACTACTTGTAACATATGGATAATCTCCATAATTTAAATCTAACCAAAAGCTTTGCGCGCCTTCGCAAAGAATTTCTCCATAAAGCTCCCCATTCCAAAGATACTGTTTATCTAAATAATTACCAGCAAGTTTACCAGTTCGTAAAGCTTTATCAGCATAAGCTGGTGCAATTCCTTGTCCAGTAGTTCCGAGTTTAGGTTTTAAGAATTTAAGATCGTACTGAATATGCTTTTCAGTAATAATATGAGCTTTAGGACTTACCTTAATTAAGGATGTGTCAAATCCCTCTCTTTTTAAATACTCTATCTCATCAAAGAATTTATCAATATTGATAACACAATTTGGGCCGATAACGCTAAGTTTATTTTGAAAAACACCACAAGGAATGAGATGAGTTTTATATTTTTTATCATTAAGATAAACTGTGTGACCTGCATTGGGACCACCATTCCAGCGACAAACAATATCATAATTTTTAGATATTGCATTGCTTATCTTGCCTTTGCCTTCATCTCCCCAAGCTAATCCAAAGATAATATCAACTGCTTTGATCATTTTTTGTTAATTGTTCTTGAGCTTTTTGAAGTTCATTCAAATAATCACCAAGAAGTTTTTTACAAAAATTGCTTCCATCTGCACCACAGCATTTTTTAAATTTTTTATTATTGATTTGGCAAAGATCATTTCTTTGCATTTTTGGAGCTAATCTTCGGATTGGTCCTCTAAAATAAGGTTGAACATATAGTCCAACTTCAGCCGATTCTTGTTGATTATCTTGCTCCATTATAACTCTTGCGCTGGATTTCTAATATCAAAAATTGAAACTTTAGAATCTTCATTTCTATCACTTTTTACTAAAACATTAGTTTCATCAATTACTTCTAATACTTCCCCATAAAAATGATCAAGAGTATTATAATTTGTTATAACTGCTACTCTTTTTCCTAGCATTCTTTTAAGAACATTTAGTTTTTGTGTATTTTTTTGTTTCATCTTTAAGCATTATATACTATGTATAATTAAATATCAAGCTTTTTATTAAATCTTCCAACGTAAGCTAGTAGTTTTATATGCCCTTTTCTTATAGATTCAATTTTAGATGGTTTGTGATGAGCTTGATGAAGTATTAACCCATTACCTAAATAAATACAACCATAAGCAGGTTCTTTATCTTTTATATCTTTGCAAATCAAAAGATCATATGTTTTTAATTCTGTTAAAGCTTTTGGTGTTGGGTCTACTCTTAATAAGTCTACGCTTTCACCCCAAGCTTTTCTTAATTGATAGTCCCAAGAAAAATTTGTTCTAGATTGTTCTGGATCTGGAATTTTTAAACCTAATTGGTCGTAATAAAATCTTGACAGAGTAGACCAACAATCATTTATTCTATCGTTGTAAGGTAGTCCTATGTATTTTTTATAATAAGAATATTTATTGTAATCAAAAAAATAAAATTCATCTTGTTTTATATTATACATTAAATATGACATTTCATTAGATAGGCTATTTGAAATATCTTCTGCTGAAAAACCTTTGTCATTTATATGTGAGTGAAAACAATATATTATATTACCTTTAAAAGAGCATTTTTCATAATCTTCATCATTTATTAGGAAGTATTTTTTTGGATCAGAAGCTATATTTTTACATTTATAAATATTTAAAATATTGTTATTTTCATATATAAACCCGCAAGATTCTTGATTTTTATTTATTAAACAATATTCTTTTATTTTGTTTAAAGTAATTTGATCTATTGTATTAAAATTTTTCATGTCTAATTACAAATTTTAAAAATTTAAAATGAGCTTTTCTAATTGATTCTATTTTAGATATATCATTGAATGGATGATGCAAAACTAATTCATTTCCAATATATAACATGCCGTGACTTGGCTCACCTTTATTAAAACCATTAAAAACTAATATATCATATTTTTTAAGTTGAGAAATGTTATCTACATCTATATCTATAAGATTGTTCTCATCCCCCCATTGTTTATATTTTTGCCTATTCCAGATCAGACAATTTTCTGGTGGGGTATATTTAGTAGCTCTATCTTGTTCTGGATCTGAAATTTCAATATTTAATTCATTTTTGTAAAAATTTTTTATCAAAGAGAAGCAGTCATCTTTACCATAAACAAATTTTAAATATAAGTATTTTTTATATTCTTTATGCTCTGTAGGAGAAAAATAATTCATCTTATCTTGTTTAAGGTTATATAAATAATATGGTAAATTTAATTTAAAACTATTATTTATATCGCTCCAAGAAAATGAAGTGTTTTTAACATGAGAATGAAAACAAGCTATGATCTTTCCAAGACTAGCAGCATACATATAACTATTAGGATCTACAGCAAAATTGGTATTTTTATTTTCAGATATATTTCTTGCTCCGATATATGATAAATTGTTATTTTTCGAAACTATTAAACCACAAACTTCTTCAGTTTTATTTTTTATTGCATGTGCCTTCGCTTGTTGTTGCCATTCATTTTCCATGAGCAAATCCTTCGTACATGCTATTTGGACTATTTCTTACTGCTCGTATTTTATTTGTCCATAATCCACCTCGCATTTCATCTATAGACCTAAAACCAAGATAGCTCATCGCACTTCTGAGGCCATTTGCAAAATCATATACAATATCTTCTATAGATTTATTCTCTATAATTGGAATCAAAGTATTGTCTCCTTCTACAAAGAGATTCTTTTTCGTTCCATCATATAATTCATAATCTTCAACTACATCTTGACTGGCCATTCCTCTGTATTTTGCATATCTTTTTCCATCTTTTTCAATAATATTTTCATCATCAGTTGCATCTAATAATCCAGCAAAAATTCTTCCACAAATCACAGCATCACAACCACTTGCTATAGCTTTAACTAAATCCTTTGGATAACGAATACCTCCGTCAGCAAGTATGCTTGGTCTATGATCTGGATTAGGTTCGTCTTGTTTAAATAAATCTACTTGTGATAACTCCCAATTTCTTACGGCTTGCCAAGCATAAAAATTTCCAGTCAAACTTGGACAACCAATTCCAGTTTTAACTTGAGTTAAACACATAGAACCTGGACCAATTAAATGCCTAAAACCATCCGCTTTTAAATTAGCAAGTCTATAAACGCTTTCTTTTGTCAAAGTGTTGCCAACAATAATATCTTGCTTGTATCCAGATGTTTTGTACCATCTTAAAAAGTCTTCTACATTTTTAGCTAATCCATTTGCTGTATCTACAAAATAAATATCAGTATATAACGAAGTATCTCTAATTCTTTCTACTGCATCTTTTAGTCCAATCGCTGTAATGCAAAAATTACTCTCATCTCTAATTACTTTGGCTTTTTTCATTTGGTCTTGTATAGACATGAAACGATGTAAAACTCCAGCTCCACCTATTTTATTAATCTTAATACAAGATTTTACAGAAGAAACTGTATCCATTGGAGAAAGAACAATAGGTATATCAATGTATTTGTTTCTGCTTATTTTTGTAGTTGTGTCAACTTCTTTTCTGGATGAAATGTCTGAAAAATTTGGTAAAAGTGAAATATCATCGTAGCTGAGTGCTTCTTTAAACTCTTGTTTCATATGACTATTATTATAGTCTATGATTTAAAATAAGTCAAGATATTAAAAATTCAAACTTAAAATTTTCTGTTTGATATAAAGCTTTCAATTGATCTATGTATGTAGTTTCTAGATTGGACAAATAAAATTCTATTTGATTACCACAGTTTTTGTATCTGCCTTTTCTTTTGCAAGAGCATCCATTCTCTAGATTAAATAAAGAATTTAAGATTTGTTTAACGGCTTGATCTTCTGGTTTTAAAGTTGATAACTTATTAAAAAAAGCGCTATAATCAGAACTTGTTTTTAATATTAATTGTTGCAGCATATATATTTTATACCAAAGAATAAAATCAATGATACAATATATATTACACAAATATAAAATAAAACATTATAAATCATAGCGCAGGTTAAAGCTGACCAAAAACCTAAACAAAATGGACAAGAAAACAGTTTGGATACGAAAGTATTTCTTTTCTCTAGAAAATCTGCGTAATATAAGAAATTATTATCTTTTATGTAAGATTTATATGAAGTGAATAGGCATGGTATTACTTTAGATACATATTCGTAATAAGCGTTAGTTAAAAACCATACTACCAGTATAGTAGTATTTAAAAAAACTGATAATAGTATATTATTCAGGTATTCCATTACCGATTTTACCTATTGGATATGGAGTACGAACAATAGACTTTGGGTATGTTCTATAAATGTCATCACCTTTAATTGTAAATTCTGGATATGGAACTCTTACGATTGACTTTGGATATGTTCTATAGATATAACTACCTTGAACCACATAAGATGGGTATGGAACTCTTACTATAGAATCTTTATAATTTCTATAAATATAAGTACCTTGAGACGTTTGAGCTTTTAAGCTTAGGGTGGAGATGCTAGTTAATAATATCAAATATATAATTTTCTTCATAATTTGATACTACTAGACTTAAATAAAAAATGCAAGACTTTTTTTGAAGAATTTTGCCCATTTCAGCAAAATGAAAATTATTCTTATCTTTTAAGGTATAACAGTATATATTGATATCTAAATGTGAGTCATTTGATGCAAAACTAGAAGCTATTGAGTTATATTTGGAATATATATTTGTTGGAGAAACTAAAAAATCAATACCTTTTAAATAGAAGCCAGATTTTATTATATTATTTCTTTCTGGTAAAACTTCATAATCAAAATCAGAATAAAATTTAAAAACATTATTTGATATTTTGTCTGGCTCAATAGCGTTTCTGCTTATTTTATGTAATGGTATTGCAATATCTTTCATTATAGTTTAATAAGTTCAATTTTATAGAAATTAAAAATGTCAAAAGATCCTTTATCCATATGATAGTCTTCTTTATAAATCACTTTTTTAATTCCATATGAGGCTATATTTGAAGCGCAAGCAGAGCAGGGTAATAGAGTTGTAGCTAAAATGTAGGGTTCTTCTTCTCTTTTTATTCTTGATAAAGCGTTTATCTCAGCATGTATAACGTATTTTCTTCTTAAATCTCGATCTAGCCAAAAGCTTTCGTCCATATTTACTTTTGGTAAAAGTCCATTGTATCCAGTCGATAATACTCTGCCTTCTTTATTTAAAATACAGCATCCTACCTTTTTATGAAGATCTTCTGATCTTTTAGCACATTCTGTAGCAATATTAATTGCTAACTCTTCAAATGATACTCTTCTCATAATTTATAAAACAAATAAACTGAAAATAGAATAATCAAAATAAATTTTAATTCCATGCAGTTATATTACCATAAAATTAATAACTTGACAAGATATTTTATTCTTATTATAATGATTGTTATGATTATAGGTATAACTGGAGTAGCTAGATGTGGCAAAGACACTTTTTACTCTATTCTTAAAAAATTTCTAGAAGAAAAACAATTAAAATCTCAAAGGTTGGCTTTTGCAGATGATTTAAAAAATGAATTAAATAGTTTTACTAAAGATAAATTTAATATAGATTTATTTAAATGTGATGGCACAGATAAAGAACTGGTAAGACCATTAATGGTAGCTTATGGAAAATGTAGACGAAGTCAGACCGAGGGAAAGTATTGGACTTCTAAATTAGATATAAAAGTAGAAAATTTATTGAAAGACAATATCATTCCTATTGTTACTGATGTAAGATACATAGAGTATAGGGATGATGAATATTCTTGGTTAAAATCTCGTAATGGTATATTAATTCATTTATCTAGAAAATTAGATGATGGATCTATTATTCCTCCAGCTAATATTGAAGAAAAAGCAAATGATAATAAACTAAAAGCTGTTGCTGATTTTTCTATATGCTGGGAAACTTGTCAAGATACAAATTTCTTGTACGAGCTTATGCAGAAAAATTTAAGGAATATATATGACAGACTTAGACTTAATTAAAAATATAAAAAATAACAAAGATAACGAATCATTAAAATGTTTAATACATCGCCATAGTGGTATTTTTTGCGAGATTGTAAAAAGATATCAATCTTTTATATCTCAAAAAGGACATGATCCAAAAGATCTTTACGAAGATAAAGATGTTATTGTATATCAATCGGCACTTTCTTTTAATGAAGATAAAAATGTAAAATTTTCTACTTGGTTAGGTAATCAAGCCAGATATCATTGTTTAAATTTTTTGAATAAAAATGCTAAATTTCTGCCTACAGATAATGAATATCTTCAGAACATGATAGAAAACTCTCAAGATCAAAAAGAAGATATGAAAAAAGAAAATTGTGATTATTTTCTTAATATTTTAAAATCTTTAAAAGACAAAAGAGTATATAAAATATTTAAAATGCGCTTCTACTCCCCAAAAAAGAAAAGTCGTTCTTGGAATGCTATTGGAAAAAAATTAAATATAAGCACTCAAACTGTTATTAATATATATAACAAACATATTCATTTCTTAAAGATTAAATCATTCAAAGATAATTTCAACGATCAAATATAATTTCTTGACTTTTTATAATAAAAGTATTATAATCATAAAATATGAATACAAATCAAACAAACAACAAAAGCAATGAATGGTCTAAAAGAGATATTGGAGCTCTATGGAAAAGAGAAGGTAAGAGTGGTAAATATCTTTCTGGATATTTCAAAGATGAACTCGGAGAACAAGTAGAGATTGTAGTATTCACCAATAAGTACAAAGGTGAAAATGCAAAAGCTCCAGACTTTAGAGTTTATCTTTCTAAAGATACTAATGGATCTTCATCTGCAGCAAAAACTACAGAAAATCCACAACCAGTTAAAGCTAAGGTACAAAAACCTCAAGTTAAACAAGTACAAGAAGTAGAAGAAGATCTATTGTAAAAATGGATATAGCTCTTAATATTCCTTTAAATAATTTAAGTTTTGGGCAAACTTCGTTTGCTTTGCTTAAAAATTTATACGAAAGGAATTTTAATGCTAAAATATTTCCAATAGGAAATAACATTGATCTTTCTAGTCAGAAAGTTGATAATGATCTTAATTTATGGATTAAAAAATCTGTAGATGGGTCATTATCTTCTTTCTCTAGAAAAGAAAAAATATTTAAACTCTGGCACTTAATGGGTAGTTTAGAAAGTTTTTCTGAAAAACAAATTCTTCTTTCATTTTATGAGTTGGATTCTCCAACCAAAGAGGAGATAAATATTGTTAGAAATAATTACAAGACTATATTTACATCTAAATATACATGTGAAATTTTCAGAAATAGTGGATGTTCAAACATAGAATATGTGCCATTATTTTTTGATAAAAATAATTTTAATGTAAAGCAAAAGCAATTCTTTCAAGACGAAAGAATAACATTTAATTTAGTAGGTAAATTAGAGAAAAGAAAGAATCATAAAATTGTAATAGAGTCTTGGCTTAAAAAATATGGCAATAATCCAAAATATTTTCTTCAATGTTCTATTTTTAATCCATTTTTAAAACCAGAAGATCAACAAAATTTAATAAACTCTATTATGGATGGTAAAAGATATTTTAATATATCTTTCTTAGGTTTTATGCAGAGTAATGAAACTTATAATGATTATTTAAATAGTGGAGATATTATAATTGGTATGAGTGGTGGAGAAGGTTGGGGATTACCAGAATTTCATTCACTAGCTTTAGGTAAACATGCAGTAATTTTAAATGCTCATGTATACAAAGATTGGGCAAATGAAGAAAATTCTTGTTTAGTTAGTCCATCTTCTAAAATAGAAGCTTATGATAATATGTTCTTTCATAAGGGAGGAGTTACCAATCAAGGTAATATATACACATTCAAAGAAGATGATTTTATTGATGGATGTGAAAAAGCAATCAAAAGATTTCAATCTAATAAAATAAACTCTAATGGTCTAAAATTGCAAGAACAATATAGCATAGATAATACAGTATCTCAAATATTAAAATTAATGGAGTAATATGCCAGAATATCTATATCAGCATCCTACTGATGGAAGAACAATTTGTTTAATTCAAGGAATCAATGATAAACATGAATATACTGATATAAAAGGTATTAAATGGAATAGACTATTTACTAGTCCACAGATAAATACACAAGAAAAACTATCAGTAAATTCAAGTGATAAAGATTTTGCTAGAGTAACTTCTTCACAAAGAGGAAATGTTGGCGATCTTTTTGACAGAAGCAAAGAGCTTTCTGAAAAGAGGCAACAACTCTATGGTAAGGATCCAGTTAAGAATAAATATTTTAAAGACTGGAGTAAAAAACGTAATGGTAAAAAACACCCTAAATCACACACTGATTGATTTATTTTCTATTTAAATGGTTTTGTATTATATCAAAATTACGATCTAACTTTGCTTCGATTCTGTCAAAATAAACTTCAAAAGATTCTTTTGTAACATAAGTAGTACTTATCTTTAAAGCTAAATCAGCTATTTCTTGTTGATGCTTCCTTCCTTCTAATTCCATTTCTTTTCTTAAAGTAATAAAATCACTAAAAGTTTTATCATTGATTTCCTTCATAAGATTCTCTTGCTTATCAAAAAGAGAGAATACTCTAGTGAATAACCATCCACCTAAGAAGGATAATGCCCCTAAAATAATATTAAATAATATTGTAATATCTAAATTCACATAGATAATTACACATCAATTAATAGATATTATAGCTTTAAATCACCAAAATCTTTGTCTTCTATGTCTGTTTTTCTTGCGCCAACTTTATAGCTAGAAATCTCAGTTTCTTGAGGTGCAACTTGTACTTTACTACTATCTAAATAACTGTCAAGCCAACCAGCTATAGGATTATCTTTTTGATTGAATATCTTCTTATATCCAAGACTTCTAAGCCTAGAATCACATAACCATTTAGAGTAACCATCTAATACTTCTGCATTTAAACCTAATAAATTACCCTTACTAAATAAATATTTAGACCATTCACTTTCATTCTTTGCGGCTTGTTCATAAAAAGCGTATATTTTATCTTCACTTTTCTTGACTATATTTGTAAAACCTTCTTTATCTTCATCTCTTAATATTTTAAGTAAATTTTGACTAACTGCAAAATGAAGGGCTTCATCACGTTGAATAAATTTTATAATTTTAGAATTACCCTCCATCTTACCACGATATCCAAAATAGAAAGAACAAGCAAAAGAAACGTAGAATACAAGACCTTCCATTACATTAATAGAAAGAATAGCGTCAAAAATCTTTTGTTTAGGATCTTTCTTTTCATCTTCACCAAGAATTTTATCAAAATTATTTCTAATTAACTCTGCGCGACTTGTAATTTCTTTATCTTCCATAATACTATCAAAAAATTTAGTAGCATCTGGATATACATTATTCAAAAGATAAGAATAAGAATAACTGTGAATACCTTCAAATTGAGCCCATGTATTCATACAAATCTCAAGTTCTGGATTACTTACATAATCTTTAAGAGAATGAATACTTCTAGAAAGCATACTATCGCCAAGAGTTTGAAATCTTAAATTACTATCAAAAACAAATCTTTCTGTTTCTGTTAGGTTATTATAATCACTACGATCTTTTCCTAAAGCTATTTCATGAGGCCACCAAAAATTTTCATTTTGTTTTTTAAATAACTCAAAGAATATTGGGTACTTAAACCGATCATATCTTTGAAGATTAAGATCTTCGCCAAGAAATAATGGTTGTTTAGTAGTATCTATATTTTTGAAATTTAATACTGTTTTCATAGATTATAGTTTACACGCACCACTTGAACAGTCTCTATCTTCTTTTTGGTCTAGTGATTGTTCTCTATCTCCATCGTCTGTGTTATTATAATAAAGACTAATTAATCCAAGACTATATGCATACATGATTTCTTTCATCACTTTAGCGTCTGGTAATATATTGTTTTCATAATGACTATAATTGTAGTATACGTTAGTTGATATAGCCATGTCAATATATTTTTGAATTATTGCATTGATTTTTAATAATCCACTATTATCTTTAAGATTATAAGCTAATTCATAATTATCATCATACTTACCAATTCCTGGAACCATTACTGGAAGTTTACCCATTTTACTAGTTTTATAAGTGATAAGACTACGAATAGGTTCAACTCCATTTGTAGAGGATTGAATAACCGAACTACTTTCACAAGGCATACAGGAAGATAATGTCGAGTGTCTTAAACCATGTTCTTTAATTTGTTTTCTTAGCTTTTCCCAATCAAGAGATAGTTTTCTTTTACATATTTCGTCTACTTTATCTTTGTAAGTATCAATTGGTAATATGCCTTTAGAATATTTTGTATGATTGAATTTTTCACACTTACCTTTTTCTTTGGCTAATTCTAGACTACTCTTTAAAAGATAATATTGAAAGTATTCCATCCATTCATCAATTACTGGTAGTGACTTATCTGAACTATATTTTAATTCATTTTTAGCAAGAAAAGCTGCAAGATTAGTAATACCAACTCCAAGACTTCTACGTTTTTTAGCAAAATTTTCAGCAGCAACATTAAAGTAATCTTGAAGTTCAATGATTTCATCAAGAAATCTTACGATAAGATCGCAAGTCTTTTCAAGATCCTGCCAGTTTTTTATTTCTAGCATATTTACTGCCGAAAGAATACACATACCAATTTCGCCTTCTTTGTCATTGTAATCGTTTAATGGAATAGTTGGATGGATAACTTCTGTGCAAAGATTACTCATTGTGACTTTATCAGACCAAGCTCCATGCTCATTAGCATGATCTACATTAAGAATATAAATACGACCAGTTTCAACTCTTTCTTTAATTATCAAAGAGAATAATTTTCTAGCAGACACTTTCTTTTTTAATTTTAATTTTTTAGATTCACATTCTTTATATACTTTATCAAAGTCTTTAGTTCCCCAAGCTTCGTAAAGCTCTGGAACTTCTGAATTATTGAATAATGTGATATCTTCATCTTTCAAAACTCTATCATAGAATAATTTACTCATACCAACGGTATAATCAAGCTTACGAACTCGATTGTCATCTGTTCCAGCGTTATTCTTTAATACAACAATATCTTCAATTTCGTAATGCCACCATTGAATATTGCAAGTTGCGCTACCACCTCTTAAACCATTTTGTTGCCAAGCTTTTACGCTACTTTCATAAATTTTTAAAAATGGAATTAAACCAGTATGAACAACTTCGCCATTCTTGATTGGTGATCCAATAGCTCTAATCTTACTAACATCAATACCAATTCCACATCTATTAGCTGTAGCTATACTAACAGCAGTTGCACTAGCTGTAATACTTTCTCTTGTGTCATCTACGCCAATTAAACAACAACTAGCATAATTCCTACTAGAAGTTCTTACTCCAGCCATTACTGGCGTTGGTAAATTAATTTTATGCTTACTAATAGCATCATAGAATTTTCTTACATAATTCAATCTTGAATCTACTGGATATTTTGCAAAAGCATAAGATGCAATTAATATGTAAGCAAATTGTGGAGTTTCATAAATTTGACCAGTGGTTCTATTTTTAATTAAATATTTATCGCAAAGCTGTTTAATTCCAGCATAAGTGAAAGTAAAATCTCTTTCGTGATCAATGAACTCTCCGATTTTATTTATTTCGTCTTCAGAATAATTTTCTAGAATTGAAGTATCGTATACTTTATTCTTTATGCCTTGATTTAAAAACTCTGATAGCCTTGGAGCATGCTTACCTTTCCAAACATCTTTTCTTAGTTGGTAATTCAAAAGCCTCGCTGCGACAAATTGATAATTTGGTTTTTCAGTTGAAATAAGATTAGCTGCACTTTCAATCAATAGGTTGTGTATCTCTTTGCTTGTGATACCATCATGTATGTTTATTTTTGCATTGATTTCAATATCTGTTAAACTGACTCCAGAATAACCATCAATTGCCCAGTTGATTACTTTATTTATTTTTTCTACATCAAATTTTTCTGTTGCACCATTTCTTTTCTTTATAATAACATTCTTGCTCATATTTTCTTTCTAAGGTAAAGAATAGTTTACAGTGTTTTTAATTTTTATAAAAGAAAAATAATCAAACTAGTGTTAATAACTTTATATAATACTAAACAAGTGTACTGATTTTATATCTTTTCTTAATAAATATTTCCCAATGAGCTCCTTACAAAGCAAAGCTTTCCCTGTATTTTACTACAGGATTGCTCGAGCCATTAGTTCTATTTCCCAATTGAGTCCGTAAGCCTTTCGGCCACCTAACACTTATCGGATGTCGGTAGGATCATCCATCGCGTGTTAGCCCTTACACCTACACTCCCAGAATTTCTTCTGGTTTCTCGGGTCGCAAGCTTTGATAGCGTTGCCCGACGTTAAGAACTAATCTAACTCACCATTTTGAGGAGTATGGCAAACCTTTTCGCTTTGCAGCGAGATGTCGTATTATAATACATCAATCAATATATTTTGTCAAATAAAATTTATTCAATCATTTTATAGTAATCATGATCAAAATGTGGATTTAAATTTATTATTCCATTTTCTTTTATACAAAGTTTTTCAGCCCAATCGTAGATTTCTTTATTACTTTTATTTCCCATACCAGAAATATGATAAGTATTCATTCCCCACCTATATATCATAGTAGGCTTTTTTGATGATATGAAAATTTTAGCATTATAATTATTCATTGTTCTCATATCTTCAAGATAAGTTGTGTCATGACTTACAACTTTATTTAAATATTTTTTAGTAAAAATAATACCAGTATTAACATTTCCATTTATGGTTTTAAATTCATTGTTTAAAAAGTAGTAATGAGTACTACTTCTATATATATCATATCCAGGATTTTCTTTTAAGGTTTCTTTTGATATATTAATCGCATTGTCAGCTAATAAATCGTCATCCTCTAATCTATAAATATAATCATTCTTACATTGTGTATAACCATAATGATACTTGCTTTCAATAGAAGGAAATCGTTCTTTTAAATTTACAATTTTAATATTTGGATGATTTAAAATATATTCTACGTTTTTATTATCATTAATGATAACCATTTCGTCAAATTCATTTAAATTTTCTTGATTTAAAAAAGAGAATATAGCTTCTTCTAATAGATGTTTCCTTTGATATGTTATAGTAAGAAAGGAAATCATACTATATTTTACACATATTTATTGATTTTAAGTGTAATACTATACATGCCAATACCCCAGCCAAAAGATAACGAAAAACAAAACGATTACATGGGTCGTTGCATGCATAAGGTCAATAAAGATAATCCAAAAATGGAAAATAAACAACAAGTTGCAATTTGTCTTAACACTTATAATAATCCTAAAAAGAAAAGCAAGGCAGAAGTTGAAATTGATTTCTCAGAACAAATTAAAAATATGAATAAAGAAGAAGTAAAAATAGAAGAACCAACAAATACTGCAATAACTGCACCAGAAATTAAAGCTCAAGATAATATAGTTGATATACCAGATGATCAAAATACTGAATCTTTAGATGGAGAAAAAATTCAAACAGCGATGCTTCAAATGCAAAAACAATACCAAATTTTCCATTGGCAAACAACTTCATTCTCACAACACAAAAGTTTTGGAAAAATTTATGAACTTTTAGATGAAAGTATAGATACTTTTATTGAAACATATATGGGTAAATATGGCAGAGTAATCGCTGCTTCTAAGTTTAATCTTGAAATGTCAAATTATTCTGATTTAAATTTTATAACTGCAACAAATTCATATATTGAATTTTTGATTGGATTAAATGATATGCTCGATGAAACTAAAGATTCAGATCTATTAAATACTAGAGATGAGATACTTGGCAGTTTAAATAGATTAAAATATCTATTAACATTAGTTTAACAAAGGCTTACGTCTTTGCAGTTTTAACCCTATAAAAAATATAATTTGACTTAATATTATAATTGATTTTTTAATAAAATTAGATTATAATATGATTATGTCTAAAGTAATTTTATTAGGATCAAATGGGTTTGTTGGATCTTACTTTAAGACTTTTTTAGGAAATGATAATGAACTTGTTACTATAAATCGCAAAGAATGTGATCTTCTTAATAAAGATAATTTATTTAAAATCATTAAATCTGTAAAAACAAATTATATTGTTAATTGCGCTGGATATACTGGTAAACCAAATGTAGATGCTTGTGAGAACGATAAAAAAGCATGTTGGAATGGTAATGTTACTTTAGCCAAATATTTATCAGATATATGCTCTACATTAAATATTAAATATATACAAGTTTCAAGTGGATGCATATATACTGGAACAAAAGGCAAAAATGGTTTTAAGGAAATAGACGAACCTAATTTTTCGTTTGATCATCAACCTTGTTCTTATTATAGTGGAACAAAAGCTATTATGGAAGATCTATTAAAAAATGATCCTAATGCATATTTATGTAGATTAAGAATACCATTTAACAATATATCAAATCCTAAAAACTATATAACTAAATTGATTAATTATAATAAATTACTAAATGCAGAAAATTCATTGACAAATATTAACGATTTTATAAAAGCTTGCCATTATTTAATAACAAAAAATTGTGAAACTGGAATATACAATATAACCAATACTGGATCAATTTATACAAAACAGGTTGTAAAATATATTAATAAACATATAACCGACAAGAGATTTGATTTTTTCAAAAATGAAAAAGAATTTTATTCTACAGCAGCAAAAGCTTTAAGATCAAACTGCATTTTAGATAATACAAAATTAAGAAAAACTGGATTTAAAATAAAAGATGTCGATTCAAGCATTGAAGAATCTATTAAAAACTACGCATGAAAAATATAATTTTTATTTCAGATTACAGTTTGTCGCATTCCGCTGGAGGCGCACAAAGAAGTAATGATATAATTATTCAAAAAGGCAGAGAATTAGGATACTCTATATTAGAAGCAAATTTTAATTTTAATTTTAATACCGAAGATTTTAATCAATACGATATACTTATCTCATCTAATCTAGAAGCGATATACAAGCTAAATCCTAATATAATAGATAAAATAGCTTCTCATAAATATCATGTCAGACTTGAACACGATTCAAATAGATACTTAAAACAAGATGATAGAGAAAAACTTTTTAGATCATGTAAAAAAACTGTATTTTTAACAAATTTTCATCATCAATTATTTATTAATAATTATGGTGATATTTTTAATAATGTTAAAATAGTAGCAGACCCAATAGATACAGATATATTTTATAATCAAAATCAAGAAAGAGAAGACAAAATTTTGTACGTTGGATTTATGCATGAACTAAAAGGTACATTATCATTTTTTGAATTTGCTATGGATAATCCTCAATTACGATTCGTTGTTGCAGGATGGGGAACAAAAGTTTTTGATTTCTTAGCTAGAAATACTCCAAATGTAGAATACTTAGAGACAATTGTCCATGAGGATATGCCAAAACTTTTTAATAAATATGAAACACTTTTTTATAGTCCAATTATACCAGAACCATTCTGTAGATCAGTTGCAGAAGGTACATTATGTGGAATAAAATTAATGTCATCTAGCTCAAATATTATAGGATGCATGCATGAATTTCGAGAATTAGGTAAAGAAAAATTTATTGAAAATTGTAAAAATGCACCAGAAATTTTTTGGAAATCAATTATATGATTTATGATTGTTTTAATTTTTTGAACGAAGCTCATATTTTAGAAATTAGGATAGAAGAATTAAAATCCGTAGTTGATAAATTCGTAATTTGTGAATCGGATATAACTGTATCCAATGTTATAAAACCTTTTTTTCTAGAGCAATCAGAAATTTATAATAAATATAAAGATAGAATCATATACCATAAATTAGAAATCGGTCAACAAATCTTGTCGTCTCAATTCAATGATCACAACAATGAATACAGACATACGTTAATGTATAATCAAAGAGATGCAATTATGAAAAGTTTATCTAATTGCAACGATGAAGACATTATAATGTTTTCAGATTTAGATGAAATACCTACCGCGAAAGCAGTTAAACAATTAAATAATTTGCCATGCATTCTAAACTTAAGAGGCTTTTATTGGTATTTAAATACCCCAATATTCTCCCCAGTAAATCATTACTGGTTCCCATCAGTAATATGTGATTTTTATAAAAATATTAAAAATAAATCATTTAATGAATTAAGAGAATCAAAATATAGTTTTAGACAAGTTCCAGAAGCAGGATGGCATTTTTCTCATTTAGGAGACGAAAATCAAATAGCATATAAAATGCTAGCAAGCTCTCATAGCGAATATCACGCTCCACATTACACAGGCCCAATAAATATTAAAACAAGAAGAGAAAATTTAATAGATCCTTACGACAGAGGTGGGTTTATCATTAATAAAGATGAGTCTATTATATTACCAGAATATGTATTAAATAATAGACAAAAATTTAATTATCTGTTAAAATAACTATATGGAAAATAAACATAAAGATTTAACCCAAAAATATAGCACTTGGGGCGATAAACTATTACAGCATACAGATGTTCTATATTCTATTCAAAAAGAGAAAGTTTTCAAACCAATAACAATTCAATTAGCCCCAATTGAAGCTTGTTCTAGCGGCTGTCCATTTTGTTCTGTTGCAGAAAGACCACTTAAAACATACATGCCATTTGAAAAGATTAAACAAACTCTTAAAGATTTTAAAACTCTTGGAGCTAAAAGTGTTGAGATTACTGGAGGTGGCGAGCCATTAATTTATAGAGACAAAGATACTGGAGACGACATTAACTCTATTATAGAATATGCAAATAGCATAGGATACGATATTGGAATAATTACAAATACATTAAAGCTGAATAAGATTAAAAAAGAAAATTTTGATAAAATAGAATGGATAAGGATTAGTTTAATTAAATTAGACGAAGGATATAATCCAGAAGATTATGATTTCTGCGGTTTTCCAGCCGAAAAAATGGGATTATCATATATCATATATGAAGGAGAAGAGGGAACTGGGACTAGATTAGGAAAAAAATACGAACCAACTAGTGCAGAAACAATAAGAAGAATAGCAAAAGTCTTAGAGCTTAACCCAACTTTAAAGTTTGTAAGAATTGCTGGAAACTGCTTAGTCAAGGGGAATAATGCAAGCATAAGAAATAAATTTAAAGATACAATTGATGAAGTAGATAAGTTTAATAAAATCTTTATTAAAGATATTGGATATGATGATTCTCCATTTAATGACGGATGTTACGTTGGAATGATTCGTCCTTATATAGCTCCAGATCCACATGGAAAAAATCAATACTACGTCTACATTTGTACTAGTCATGTTTTAAATAAAAGAAATTATGATTTGGATTACTCGCTTTGCAAAGTAGAAGATATTCTTGATACTTGGAATAATATAAATCAAAAATTTAAAGACGGATCTTATCCTTACGAAGTAAAGGGTAATAAAGGAGAAAATTGGGAAAATACATGCAAATACTGTTATTATAAATTTAATAATAAATTACTTCATACAGTATGTCAAGAGATGCCAAATAAAAATTTTCCATGAAATTTGAAAAAGAATACTATACTACAAATAATTACAAAGATTACTTGTTAAGAAAAGGACGTTATCAAAAATTAGCTAAAGAAATTGATCAATTCTTATATACTCTAGGTTTTAATTTCAGAAATAAATCAGTATTGGATTATGGATGTGCGGTAGGCTTTTTAATGGAAGGATTAAAAGAAATTGGTTATAAAAAAATTAAAGGTATAGAAATATCTGAATGGGCAAAATCAATAGTTAAAAGCAAAAAACTCACAATTTTAAATTCAAATAAAATTCCACATCAAGATTTAGTGTTTTTTCTTGATGTTTTAGAGCATATACAAGAATCAGAAGTAAATAAAATTTTAAAAAATATAAATACAGATTTTATATTAGTAAGAATTCCAGTATGCAAAAAAGATAATGGAAATTTTTATTTAGAAATATCTGAAAAAGATTCAACTCATATAAATAGAAAAACCAAAAAAACTTGGGTTAATGTTTTTAATAGCAACGGATTTGATTTAGTTTCTTTTATTAATTTGAATATAATCTATAATAGCGAGGGCGTATTTTGTGCTTTATTTAAAAATAAAAAAATTAGTCTATTAGATATTGTATGATAAAAATAATCTCTTGCTTCTGGAATGCTTCTAGATATATCGAAGGATGTATAAATTCAGTAAAAAATCAATCTCTTACAGATTTTAAAATGTATCTAATAGATGATGTTTCCACAGATGATACTATAGAAAAAATAAAATCATTAATAGATAATGATAAAAGATTTGAGCTTATAGAGAATAAAGAAAAAAAATTTAAATTAAAAAATATAGATGAATTAATTAGAGACGAGTCAAAAATAAACGACGAAGATATTATAATTGAATTAGATGGAGACGACAGATTTTCAAATACTAATGTTTTATCTTTTATAAATAATAAATATAATATTAATTCTGATTTATGGTTGACTAATGGTAGTTTTATATATAGAGATGGAAGGGTTGGATTTTCTGCAAAAGTCGATTATTCTAAAATTAGAAATCAACCTTTTCAATTTTCTCATTTAAGAACATGGAAAGCTCATTTATGGAAAAAAATAAATCCAGAAGACTTTAATCATCAATTTGGAAATTCAATCATTAGTGCGCCAGATTTAGCATATTCATTTCCAATGGCAGAAATGGCTGGTAATAATCATTATGAATTTATACCAGAGATTCTTTATATTTATAATGACGAAAGCCCCTATAACGAGTTTAAAAATGAAAGCGCTGGTGGAGGAAAATTTCAACAATTTGTTTGCGAATCAGAAATAAGATTCAAGAAACCTTATGAACCAATTTAAAATAAAATTTTATTTTCCCAGATGGATATTTCCTAATAATTTAGGAGATAGTTTAGTTTGTACATTTGTTCCTAAAATTTTAAAAAAAATTTATCCAAATTCAGAATTAGAAATAATTACTTATGGCTTTTTGATTGATCTATTCAAATTGGATAAGAATGTAGATATAGTTAGAGAACCAAATAAACAAGAACTATATTTAAATTTTCAACAATATGCATTTTCAGACGAACAACAAGAAGACATTAAAGTAATATACCCAGACTGGCATCCAAAGGTATTTTCTTTTTGGAAAGATAATTATAAGATGCTAGAAGATCATTCCACCGCAAATATTATAACAGTAAATTATCTTCTACAATTAAAATTAGAACATTTATTATTTGATAAAGATATTAATTTTTTAGGATCTTTAAATATTGAAAGTAATCGCAATACTACAGAATTCATTAATATAGGCATAGTTCCTACCACTAAACTTTCTGGCAAAACCAATCCTCACCCAAGTTGCGATGGAAAAGGTTTTAGATTTAATGGCACAAAAGGATTGGAGTCTTGGAAAGAACTTATATCTACAATGAAAAACTTAAATAATAAAATAAAAATATTTGAATTCTCTAAAGAAAATTTTGGTCTTGGAGATTATCATTTTGAAGATAATGGTGATATTTTTACTTTAATTAAAAATGTTGATTTTATGGATTTTGGAATTATGAGCGATGGTGGTATTCATCATGCTTTTAATATAAGAAATAAACCAGTAGTGTTGTTTCAAGCGTGTTTAATTAATAAAGTAGAATTCTTTAAATTGGGTAATGCATTCTTTCCAGAGCACTTGCATTTAGAATGCAGAAAACATTGTCCTTCATATTTTCTTCAAACTTTTGGTGGAGAAAATAAATCTTTATCATGCAAAAGAGAATGCGAAAATTTATCGCCAAAATTGCTTGGAGAATATATAATACATAACGTTATAAAATGAAAAATGCAATATTCAGTTTAGTTTTAGGTAATCCAGAAAAATATAAATACAGTTTAAATACCATAGCTAACTATGCTAAAAAATATCAAATGCCATACTTTATATGCAACCAACAAAAAATACTATTTATAAATCATTATTTTGAAAAATTTCAATGTTTAGGATTGCTTAATGAATACGACAGGGTTTTATGTTTGGATGGAGATATATTAATAACTCCACATGCAAGAAATATATTTGATGTATATAATGACACAGATTATTTTTATGCATTTAATGAAAATGACGAAGTAGAGCATATGAATAGAGATTCATGGATTGATACTTATTCTCCAGATTTTGACTGGCCAATTTATAATAATAGAAAAATGTATTTTAATTCTGGATGCGTAATTTATTCCAAAAAGCATAAAGATATTTTTAAAACTATTCAAGAAATTCCCTTCACGCAAAAATGTTTTAGTATTGATGGAGGAGAACAAACGGCGTTAAACTATGCGATAGCAAAAAATAAAACTCCATTCAAATCACTAGATCATTGTTTTAACAGAATGGATCTTGGGCAGTATGATTTTAAAAATGATAGATATCAAGCCGATTTTATACATTATGCAGGACCATGCAAATATGGTAATGGAAATAAAAACGAAACAATAATTCAAGATTTTGAAAATTTATATGGAAAAATCAATTAAAATATTATCTTTAGTAATAAATTACGGCACAAATCAATCGAATTTTTGTCAGAATTTAATTGATTCTTTAATAAATATTGAATACGCAAACGATATCATAGTATTCAGTAGTTCTAAAAATAATTTAAATAATTGCAACGAAATTATTTCTCAAAATTACAATGGATTTGATTTTGGAATGAATGCAATAGATTACTTAAAAAATAATAAATTAGATCAATATACCCATATTCTTGTAACAGAGAATGATTTACTTTTTAAAAATGATAATTTTAAAACTTTCTTTAATCACGAACATAAATTAAATCAAAATGAAGCTATAGGTTTTTTAAGATATGAATTTTTAAATGGGCAAAGATATTTGATTGATGGAAACTATGGCATAAATAAACTTTCTTTAACTAGTCCGACAAAAGAAATATTAGAAATTGATGAATCTTATTTTACCCCAATTAATTGTCATCAAGGATGTTTTTTTCTACGCAAAGATCAATTGCAAGAAGTTTTAGGTAAAATTAATATAGGTATAGAATTAGAAGAAAAAGTTTCTAAAGTATATTTTGCAAACCAATTTCCTGGAAGTGATATTGGAATAAAAAGAAAAATACCCATAAAAGAAATAGAAAATATATTAATACATCATCAACCTAATAAATATGTCAATATATACAAAGACTTGCCTAATATACATGAGTTAAATAATTAAATATGAATTCTTATGCAATTATAATGATTGGTTATAAATCTGTTGATAATATTATAAACAGAATAAATGAAGCTTATACAGATGGATCTCCAAATGAATTCATCTTAATAATAAATTACTACTCAGAAGAAAGTTATAAAATATTAGAATATGCAAAGAATGAACCAAGGATAACGCGATATATATATTGTAGTCAAAATATTGGATTCGCTAAAGCTATAAATTTAGGAGCAAGTATATCTAAATCCGATAATTTAATTATTGCTAATGATGATTGCGCTACTAATTCTCACACACACAAAAACCTTTCTCAAGCATTAAATGAAAAAGAAGAGAATGGAATCTCATGCGTAGAAATTGGAGGTAAGCATGGCGATATAATTCCTATTCCAAAAGGTTTTTTGCTAGCGATAAAGAAATCTATAATATCAAAAATAGGTGGATATATTTATGATGAATGCGCATCACCTTTGGGTTGTGAAACAGAACTAACATATAGGGTAAAAACTTATGGTTATGATTTAATATTAGCAAATAATTGTCACCATCAACATGTCCATGATATATCCAATCACCCGCAAACAATGATCAACTATCTTGGAGTAGAAATGTCTCCGCAAGGCGAAAAAGCTTTTCAATTTGAGACTGAAAGAATATTAAATGAAAAAATAAATAAATGGAAGGAATTAATAAAAAAATGAAAATTAATTTTTTTGATAAAAATACAGGTAAAGATAAAAACATAAATATGCATTGGCCACAAGATGTTGTCGAATACATCAAACCACCTATGTTAGAGTTCGATGGAATATCTTTATTTACAGACGAAATGTGTTTTCATGAAGTGGTAGATCATGTAAAATCTAAATATAAAATAGCATGGGCGCTGGAAAGTCCAGTTATTAAACCATATGTAGAATCTTATATCCAACAAATTGAGCATAAATTTGATTATATCTATATGTTTAATCCTCCAAAAAATAATCCAAAATATAAACAATCTTATTTTGGTGCATGCTGGCTGAGTAAAGACAATTGTAAAATTTATGAAAAAAATAAATTATTATCCATAGTCGCTTCTAATAAAAACTATGCTCCTGGCCATAAATTAAGACACGAAATTATTGCGAAAAAACTACATAAAGATTTAGAACTATGGGGAAGTGGATATAGATGGTTTAGTGATAAACCAGAAGACAGAGTCCAACCATTTAAAGATTATATGTATGTAATAGCTATTGAAAATTGCCAATATCCAAATTATTTTACAGATAAAATTATAGATTGTTTTGCTGCTGGATGTATTCCAATTTATTGGGGAGATCCAAATATGAATCAACATTTTAATAAAAATGGATTCTATACATGGAACACTATAGAAGATTTAATTGAAATACTTGGTAAAATTGGTCCAGAAGATTATTATAATAAAATGCCATATATCAAAGAAAATTATGATAAATTTGAAAAATTTGCATCTCCAGATAAATGGCTGTACGATAATTGTTTTAAAATATTAAGTTAATATTAGAAATTTTTTAATATATAGGATATAATCCTCTACGAAAGAACATAATCTAGAAGAGTATGAATAATATACTTATATTAGGATCAAGTGGGCAGATAGGTTCTGCTCTTAAGAATTACTTATCAAATAAGTACAATGTAAAAGAATTTGATATAGAAAGATGTTCAAAAGAAGATTTGCGAAATAGATATGTTTTAGACGAATTGCTAAAAGATACAGATTTTGTATTTTTCTTGGCTTTTGATGTGGGTGGATCTACTTATTTAAAAAAATATCAAGATACAAAAAAATTCATGGATAATAATATAAAGCTTATGCTTTATACTTTTGAATCTTTAGAAAAATATAAAACACCATTTATATTTGCTTCAAGCCAAATGGCAAATATGAGTTATTCAAATTATGGTATTTTAAAACATATTGGTGAAAAATACACTCAAATGTTGAATGGTATTTTAGTTAAATTTTGGAATGTTTATGGTTTAGAGATGGACGAGAACAAGTTTCATGTAATTACTGATTTTATTAAAGCCGCTAAATATCAAAAACATATATCAATAAAAACATCTGGAGAAGAAGAAAGGCAATTCCTTCATGCAGATGATTGCTCTGCATGTTTAGAGATTTTAATGAATAAATATTCAGAACTCGCAAGAGATAAAAATTATCATATTACTAGTTTTGAATGGACTAAAATTATCGATATAGCTAAAATAATAAGCTCAATATCTAATACAACTTATTCAACTGGCGAAGGATACGACATTCAATTAAATAAAAAGAATGAAGCAGATCAATATATTTTGAATTTTTGGCAACCTAAAATTACTTTAGAAAATGGAATAAAAGATATATATAATCAAATATGATATATGATATTTATATGGAGAAATGCAATACTCCATCAGACATTAATGAGCATCTACCAGTAATTTATGATTATGTTAAAAAATGTAATCATGCAACAGAATTTGGAGTTAGAGATGTAGTTTCCACTTGGGCAATTCTAGCTGCAAAACCAAATAAAATTGTATCTTATGATATATCTTATCATCCTAATATTTCCTACGCGCAAGAATTAGCAAAAAAAGAAAATATTAATTGGCAGTTTATTCAAGGAGATACTTTAGCTGTAGACATAGAAGAAACAGATTTTTTATTTATTGATACGTTACATATTTACGAACAACTTAAAAAAGAATTAAATATTCACGCTAAAAAAGTTAAAAAATATATATGCTTTCATGATACAACAAGTTTTGGAGAAGTTAGCGAATATGGTGGAGTTGGTTTATGGAAAGCTATACAAGAATTTTTAAATGAAAATAAAAATTGGAAACTTTTAGAAAGAAGAACTAATAACAATGGTTTTACAATCATAGAAAAAACACAAGAATGAAAAAAGCAATAGTATGCGGAGCAGGTGGTTTTATAGGATCACATTTAGTAAAAAGATTAAAAGACGAAGGATTTTGGGTAAGGGGAGCAGATTTAAAACTTCCACTATATTCCCAAAGTCCAGCGGATGAATTTTTAGTTGGAGATCTAACTGACCCTAATTTTGTAAAAAATGTAATATGTGAAGATGTAGATGAATTATATCAACTTGCAGCCGACATGGGTGGAGCAGGATATATTTTCACTGGGGAAAACGATGCAAACGTAATGCATAACTCAGCGCTCATTAATTTAAATATTGCTCATGAAGCAGTTATTAAAAAAGTTAAAAAAGTTTTCTATAGTTCTTCTGCTTGTGCTTATCCAGAACACAATCAATTAGATCCAGAGAATCCAAAATGTTCAGAAGAATCAGCTTATCCAGCAGCTCCAGATAGTGAGTATGGTTGGGAAAAGTTATTTAGCGAAAGAGTTTTCTTGGCATATAAAAGAAATTATGGACTAGATGTGCATATTGCCAGATATCATAATATTTTTGGTCCAGAAGGAACATATAAAGGAGGCAAGGAAAAAGCTCCAGCCGCACTCTGTAGAAAAGTAATAGATGCAAAAGATAATGGAGAAATTGAAATTTGGGGAGATGGAAAACAAACTAGATCATTCTTATATGTTGATGAATGTATAGACGGAACAATTAGATTAATGAGATCAAACTTTGAGGGGCCAGTTAATATTGGTTCAGAAGAAATGATTTCTATTAATGATTTTGCAAAGATGATCATAGGTTTAAGTGGAAAAAATATTACTATTAAAAATATTCCTGGCCCACTAGGAGTCAGAGGTAGAAACTCTGATAATAAATTAATAAAACAAAAATTAAATTGGGCACCTTCAAGACCTCTCAAAGAAGGCATTCAAAAAATATTTGAATGGATTAAAAGCCAAATAAACTAATGAGTCAAAACTTTAAAGAAACTTATTACGGAAAAAAAATAGATACTGCAAATATTTTAAATATTGAAGATGCCAGCAGATTAATCAATAATAGAAAAACAGTAGTTATTACTGGCGTTACTGGTCAAGATGGAAGTCATATGGCGGATTTTTTATTGAAAAATACTGACTATCTAGTATTTGGAGGAGTCAGAAGGTTAAGTGTTTATAATCATGAAAATATCAAACATATCAAATCTGATAGATTTTATTTAATTAATTTTGATTTAACTGATTCTCATGCAATATCAAGAACAGTAGAAAAACTTCAACCAGATTATTTTATTAATTTTGCTGCTCAAAGTTTTGTTGCTAGTAGCTGGGATTTCGCCCGTCAAACTTGGCAAACAAATTCTACATCAGTACTTGATATATTAGAAGCAATTAGACTTTATAAACCATCATGCAGATTATATCAAGCTGGATCTAGTGAGGAATTTGGAAACGTAACCTATACTCCTCAAGATGAAAAACACCCACTACGCCCAAGAAGTCCTTATGGAGCAAGTAAAGCTGCATCTAGACAACTTATTAAAGTTTATAGAGAATCTTATAACCTTTACGCTATACAAGGTTGGTTATTTAATCACGAAGGAGTTCGTAGAGGAGAAGAGTTCGTAACCAGAAAAATAACTAAAAATGTAGCTAGAATTTATTCAGCAATAAAAAATAATCAAGACTTTATTCCATTAGAATTAGGAAACATAGAGGCTAAAAGAGATTGGAGTGATGCAGAAGATTTTATAGATGGGGTTTGGATGATGTTAAATCAAGATGTATACAACAAGAATTATAACGGCACACCAAATGATTATGTATTCTCTTCTAACGAAACTCATACAATTAAAGAATTTGTAGAAAAAGCTTTTTATATAGTTGGAATAAATGGAAAATGGATTGGAGAAAATGAACATTTAATTTATGTATCAGATAACAATAAAACATTAATGCAAATTAACCCTAAATTTTATAGACCTGCAGAAGTTGAATTATTACTTGGAGACTCAAGGAGAGCAAGGCAAGAATTAGGATGGGCTCCAAAAATATCTTTTGATAGGCTTATAGAAAAAATGGTATTGTCAGATATTGAAAAGCTTAGTGAATGAATATTCTAGTGACTGGTGGACTTGGTTTTATTGGTTCTAATTTTATTAAATATATAATTAATAAAAAAGAAGTTCATTCTATTCTAAATATAGACACCATAGGGAAATATTATGGAGCGGCAAATATAAATAATGTTAAATCTTTTAAGAATGATATTAAATATAAATTTGAGGATTTTTGGTTGGAGAATTTAGGTTTTCCCATACAGATTAAAAAATTTAAAAATATATTAAAAGAAAATAATATAACTCATATAGTCCATTTTGCTGCAGAATCCCATGTAGATAATTCAATATCTGATCCAAGAAAATTTTTTGAATCTAACATACTAGGAACATTCAACTTATTAGAAATCATTAGGGATTTTCCAGAGATTAGATTTCATCAAATTTCTACTGATGAAGTTTATGGTAGTTTAGGTAAAGAAGGTAAATTCACAGAAACAACGCCTTGCGCCCCAAATTCACCATATTCTGCTTCAAAAGCTTCTAGTGATATGTTAGTAAAAGCATATCACCATACCTTTAAAGCCTTAGTTACAATTTCTAATTGTTCAAATAATTACGGCCCAAATCAACATAATGAAAAATTTATACCAGTAGTTATCAATTCTATATTAAACAATAAAAAAATACCAGTTTATGGAAATGGAAAAAATGTAAGAGATTGGATTTTTGTTGATGATCATTGTCAAGCAGTATGGTTAATACTTAATAATGGTAGAATTGGAGAGACTTATAACATAGGCGGAAACTGTGAAAAAACAAATTTAGAAATTATTAACAATATTTGTCACGCCATGAACCTTGATTCACAGAATTATATATCTTTTGTAGAAGATCGAAAAGGTCATGATTTTAGATATGCAATTGATAATTCAAAAATTAATAAAGAATTAAATTGGTTTCCAACAACATCATTTGAAGATGGAATATTAAAGACCATAGATTATTATAAAAATAAAACTTGCTAATATTATAAACTTATATTATAAATATAGCATGTCTAGCGGTAAATTCACTCCTCATAAACTATGTCAATTTATAGTTAAGAAATATATCAAAAATAATGTAAATTGGCCTAGAGAGATAAAGATTGCTAAAACTTTAATTAAAACTAATAAAGGATATTCTTTTTGGAATAGTTTAAGAGAATTAAAATTACCTAGTTTAGCTTGGTTTTTAACAGATGAAGGCAAGGCGTTTTTAGCTATAGAGCATAAAAAGAATGAATTATGTTTAGATAATAAACAAGAAAAAATAATACTTAATGAAAATAAAGTTGGGGAAGATAAAAAAGTTTGCCAAAAACCTAAAAGTCTGTTAGAATTTATTACATATGGCAAAAAAATCTAAAGAAGAAATTATTGAATCGTCTGGTCCAAGTGCATCAGATAGACTATTATCGTTTTTAAAAGACAATAAAGAAGATCATTACAATTTTGAAGATGAGATATATTATAAAGTATCTACTGGTAGCTTAAACCTGGACATCGCTACAGGTGGTGGTTTATGCCCAGGTTTGCATAGATTTATTGGAATGAATGAAGGGGGGAAAACCTCAGAAGCATTAGAAGTAACTAAGAACTTTCTTAAATCAGTAGAAAATTCTAGAGCTTTACTTTTTAAAGCAGAAGGAAGATTGAGTAAAGAAATCAAAGAGCGTTCTGGAATTAAGTTCGTAACTGACCCTAAAGAATGGGTAGACGGAACTTGTTTTGTATTTGAATGTAATATTTTTGAAACTGTTTCAGAATTGATGAAAGATTTAATTCAATCTAATGATGAGAATAAAAGATACATCTTTATTCTTGATTCAGTTGACGGATTAATGACTAAAGGTGATGCTCAAAAAAGCATGACTGAAGCAACTAAGGTTGCAGGAGGAGCAGTTATATCATCAATGTTAATGAAGAAGATTTCTCTAGCTCTTTCTAAACGTGGTCATATGGCAATCTTTATTAGTCAAGTTAGATCAGATATTAAACTTGACCCTTATGCAGCAAACAAGGATATTCGTCAAACTACTGCGACTGGTGGAAATGCGTTATTACATTTTGCTAATTGGATTCTCGAATTTGAACCAAAGTTTAATAAAGACCTTATTCTAGAAAAACCAAATGATAGATATGACCCAGTAAAGAATAAAATTATTGGACATAATGTAAAAATTGCTATTAAAAAATCAACTAATGAATCCACAAATTCAAAAGTTCAATACCCAATTAAATATGGGCGCAAAGATGGTTCATCAGTTTGGAAAGAATACGAAGTAATTGATCAAATTCTTTCTTGGGAATTTGCATCTGCTAAAGGAGCATGGGTAACATTCTCAGATGAAATCATTGCCGAATTAAAAGAACAAAATTTAGAATTAAAAAAGCAACACCAAGGTATAGACAATCTAAGATCTTATCTAGAAGAAAATAAACCAATGGTTGATTATTTTTATAATAAATTTATTCAAACTCTTGCTTCATGAGATTATTAAATGTTAACGGAACCCTTGTTAACAAAAATGTAAGTAAATATCTAGTAAATTGGAATGGAAAATGCAGAAGTAAACTGCAATTTAAATTTAAACAATTCTTTTATCCTTATTGGAAAAATCACATTGTGTATGAAGAGTTTCCAGTTTATGGAAGCATGCTTAAAGTTGATTTATTAAATGCAACAAAAAAGATAGCAGTCGAGATACAAGGCGATCAACATGAATCATTTAACAAATTCTTCCATGATAATTCTAGATTTAAATACCTTCAAAGTATCAAAAGAGATGTTAAAAAAGAAAAATGGCTTGAAATGAATGAATTTAAATTCCTTCAAGTCTACGAATCTGATCTAAAAACTTTATCACCACAATATATAGAAGAAAAGTGTGGAATTTTAATTATTTAAGTGTAAAATTAGGTGGTGACTAATAAGAAAAAATTCAATTTTCCAGATGCACTTTTAAAGCAAATTGATGAATGCAGTTTCGGTGGATATGTTCTTTTTAATTTCTCAAATAAAGGTGAGCCTCAAGTATTCACGAAGTTTGATAATCAAATAAATGCTATGGCACTTTTATATTATTTAAATACTTGGAGTCAAAGCGTAGATCAACTTAATCTAGAAGCTACAACAGATTTAATTGCCAGAAAAAATGACGAAGACGACCAAGAAGACGAAGATTAACTTGACTTTTAATTTTTAATATAGTATCATAACTGTTGATGATTTATTCTATTCAAGTAGAACGACATGTATTAAGTGGCTTAATTAAATATCAAAATTTATTTGCAGAAGTAGATATTTTCTTAAATGATACTGATTTCTTTAATGAAGTTCATTCCACTATATATTCTGTTTATAAAAGCATAGCTCATAAAGGCGAAAAAGTAGATAAAGTACTTTTAGCAGAAAAGATTAAAAATCTTGGTATATCTTTTAAAGATGATATTAATATATTTGACTACATTGAAAACTTGGCGTTCTCTCAAATCACAGAAGAAGCCACGATGAATGCTTGCAAAGAATTAATGAAATTAAGAATACGTAGAGAGATAATTCAAACAGCAGATAAATTAAAATCTTTTATAACAAAAAATGGTGATGATGCAATTGATAAAATCATTGCTGAAGCAGATTCTATTTATAATAATAAAATTTCATCCTACATCTCAAAGGATGAACCAATTAATTTATTTGAAGGAGTCGAGGATATAATTGAGGAATTAGGAAATAATCCTAAAGAAGATTCTGGTTTAATTACTGGTTATCCAGAGTTTAACAGACTTTATGGTGGTTTAAAAAATGGAAACATTTACGCAATCGTAAGTCGTCCAGGTCAAGGAAAATCCACTTGGATAAATGATATATGTTTTAATGTAGCAAAGAATCCAAAAAACAAAGTAAAAACATTAATTCTAGATACAGAAATGCAGACTTTTGATATTCAATTAAGAATGGTATCTTCTATATCAGATGTACCCATGTGGTATCTTGAAACTGGAAATTGGCGTAAAAACGAAGACATGACTAAAAAAGTTAGAGCAGCTTGGGCGCATGTTAAGAATTACGAACATTATCATTATCATGTTGGCAGTAAAAATATTGATCAAATCTGCTCCATGATTCGTAGATGGTATTTGTCTAAAGTAGGAAGAGGAAATCAAGCCCTGATCGCTTATGATTACATTAAATTAACTGGAGAAAAGGTTGGCCAGAATTGGGCAGAGCATCAAGCGATTGGAGATAAGATCGATAAGCTCAAAAGAATTTCAGAAGAAATTAATTGTCCAATCGTAACAGCCATGCAACTTAATAGAACTGGAGAAAACTTTAATAGAAACGCTTCAGCAGTTGTTGATGATAGTTCAGCTATTTCATTGTCAGACAGACTACAATGGTTTGCTTCATTCGTAGCGATTTTCAGAAGAAAAACATTAGATGAATTAGCTTTGGATGGTCAACAATTTGGAACTCATAAGTTAATTCCAACTAAGACTAGATTCCAAGGTAGAGAAGCAGCGGGTCATCAAGATTTGGTTAGAAGACTAGATGCTACTGGCAAAGAAACATGGGCGCAAAATTATTTAAATTATAATGTACAAAACTTTAAGATTGAAGAGCGAGGATCTTTGCACGATATCGCTACGAGACAAAGAGAGCAATATCAATTAAATGATCAAAGCGCAAATGACGGAGAATTATTGTGAACGTAAAATTAATATCTATAACTAAACCAGATATTGAAGGATTAAAAAACGCAGAAGATCTAGTTGCGTATTGCGCTAGAGTTAGCAATCCATCAAATCAAATGAATTCTGAATCTGCGCCCAAATTACTTAGCTTTTTAATTAAACATAAGCATTGGAGTCCATTTGAAATGGTTGACATGACAGTTGAAATTAAAACCAGTAGAGCAATTGCAGCACAAATCTTAAGACATAGATCATTTAGTTTTCAAGAGTTTAGTCAAAGATATAGCGTCGCAACAGATTTTGAAGATATTGAATTTAGATTACAAGGAGATAAAAATCGTCAAGTAGGAGAGAATTTATTAGACCCAACAGATTTAAGATATGCAGATTTGCATAGCTCAGTCAAACAAGCTATAGAAGCTTCTACTATAGCTTATGATAAGATGATTCAAGGAGGAATCGCAAAAGAAGTAGCGCGAATGATTCTTCCATTGACAACCGAAACGACAATGTACATGAAAGGGTCGCTCAGAAGCTGGGTTCACTATCTTGATTTAAGAACAGAACAGAATACTCAAAAAGAACATAGATTAATTGCAGATGAATGTAAGAATATTTTTATTCAAAATTTTCCTATAATAAGTGAGGCATTACAATGGAAAGTGGAATAAATATTCACGAAGTGTTAACCAATATAGGTTATTCACTCAAAGATTGTGGAAAAGAATACAGAGCAAGACCAATCTATAGAGATAGCGACAACGATTCTGTTTTAAGGATTTATAAAGATTCTGGAAACTGGGTTGATTTTAAAGAAAATATAAGTGGCGATTTCGCTACTTTAATTAAACTTAGTCTAAAATTAGAAACTCAAGACCAAGCAAAAACGTGGCTTAAAGAAAAGAATTTTGTTGGAAGCACAGTTCTTAAGGATGAAAAACCAAAGATTAAATCTGCAAAAACTTTTGATAAAGATTTACTTTTAAAATTAAAAAAAGATCATGCTTATTGGATTAATAGAGGAGTATCAGAAGAAACCCTAAATCTGTTTTTAGGTGGAGTAGCAGATAATGGCAAAATGAAAAATAGATACGTATTTCCAATTCTTAATAGTAAAAAAGATATCGTAGGATTTTCTGGAAGAGATTTAAATTCTCAAAGCAAGATCAAATGGAAGCACTTGGGAGAAAAGATTAATTGGTGTTATCCTTTATTCTTGAATATTGATGACATTCAAAAATCTAAAGAAGTATTCTTGGTGGAAAGTATTGGTGATTGTTTATCTCTATGGGAAGCTGGAGTTAAAAATACTATAGTTACTTTTGGATTAGAGGTTAGCGTATCAATTCTAAATGTTTTACTAAAAGTTGATCCTACTAAAATTTATATATCATTTAATAATGATCAAGAAAAAAATAACGCTGGGAATATTGCGTCAGAAAAAGCTTATAATAAATTATTAAGATATTTTGATTCAAGACAATTAGAGATTAAATTACCATCCAAGAAAGATTTTGGAGAAATGAGTTCCGAAGAAATATTACAATGGCACAAGAAACCAAAAATTTAAAAGTTCTTTCAGCTTCTAGAATTAAGACTCTTGAAACTTGCTCTTGGGTTTACTGGAATAACTATCATACTAAAGTTCCACAATCTCAAAATGATGGAGCTTTAAGAGGAACTATTTGCCATACAGTTTTTGAACTACTTTTAAATAAAAGGCATCTTGAAAATTATAAGAGAATAATAAAAAAGAATGCAATTGATGGCGATAAAGGTGTCGATGCATTAGTTAAAAAATTAGCTAAAAAAGTTAAATTAGATGATAGCAATTATAAGCTATTAAATGATATGATTTTGGTTGGCTTAAAGCATGATTTCTTTGGTGAGCATGGAGATATAGTTAAACCAGAGTATTCCTTTAATATCGAAAGTCAAGAGCCTAAATACCATATTCGAGGTTTTATAGATAAGCCTATTAAAACCAAAAAAGAAATGCATATAATCGACTACAAGAGCTCCAAATATAAGTTTAGGGGTGATGACCTTGAAGCCAATATTCAAGCCATGATGTATAGTCTAGCGAGTAAGAAATTATGGCCGAAACTGAAGCCTATTGTAAAGTTCTTATTTCTTAGGTTTCCAAAGCAGCCTATTCAAGAGTTAACTTTTACAGATGAACAAATTACTGGCTTTGAACACTACTTAGAGCATATCAATGATTATGTTAATAAGTTTGATGAAAATTCTGCTAAAGCTAACTTTGCAATAGATAACGAAAAGAATAAATGGATGTGCAAGGTAGGTGGCTGGAAATGTCCATATAAAGATCCTTATGAATATTATGTTAAATTAAATGATAAAGGTGAAGTAGTTGAAACTAGCCTAGAGAATAATTTCAAAGATATTAAAGGATTTAAAGTAGAAACTAGAAAATATGAAGGTTGCCCAAAATGGCCACAACTCAAGCAAGGCGAAAATGACGATGCTTTTGCTGATTTAAATTAGCTATTGACACCATAACATATATTAATTATAATATCCAAATGGAAGTAATCCCATTATTTAAGTCTCATTTTAGTATTGGAAGATCTATTCTTACTCTTGAAGACGAAGAGAAAGAAGATAATCAACCAGATTCTATTATAGATATAGCAAAAGATAACAACTTGAAAGAAGTTAATCTAGTTGAAGATAATATGACTTCATTTTTGCAAGCTTATACTAATACCAAGAAATATAATATTAACTTAAGATATGGATTAAGGATTTCTATAAACGATGATATGAACGAAAGGTCAGAAGAGTCTCGTCAAAAAACCTCTAAAGTAGTTATATTCTTTAAGAACGAACAAGGCTACAAAGATTTAATTAAAATATTTTCAACTGCTGCGAAAGATGGTTTTTATTATGAACCAAGAATAGATTTCAAAACTTTAAAATCATTATGGAGTGATAAGAACTTAATATTATGTATTCCATTTTATGATTCTTTTATTTTTAATAACACATTAAGAGGAACAGTTTGTGTGCCAGATTTAGAATTTACCAAACCAATATTATTCATTGAAAATAATAGTCTTCCATTTGATCATATTATTAAGGCTAAAATTTTAGCTTACGCCAAAGCTAATAAACTAGAAACCTTAAATACTAAAAGCATCTACTATAAAAACGGCAAGGATTTTAAAGCATATCTAACCTTTAGATGTATCAACAATCGAACCACTTTGAATAAACCAGAATTATCACATATGACCAGTAATCGATTTTCTTTTGAAAGCCTAAATATTAAATGAATAAAAAAGTAAATGAGTATGGCACTAAATGCCGACAAAGAGAAGATACAGAAGATCGTCTTATAGACTATAGAAACTGGAAATATAAACAAAAATATTTATGGACTACAGATTTAGACCAAATAGAATGGACCAAAGAAAATGGTGAAGACGTTCCAGTAGCAATTTTGGAAATGACTAGAATAGACAATGATTATTCAATACCACCAAATTCATATTTTGATAGCATAGTACAAAGAATGTTTACCAGAGATACGCAAGGAAGAAAAGCAGTTATATTAGCTAATAAATTAAATGTGCCAGCTTTTATCGTAGCTTATTTAAAAAATATGACTTACTTTATAATGTATGATATGAAAAAAAGAGATGGATGGAAAGTTTTAAATGAAGACGAATACATAGACTGGCATTATAAAATTAGAAATATAGAAAGACCTATTCAGAAAGCTCAAATACAAGAAGATCCTTTTGCGGATATAATTTAATATGGACGAACATTTATTAAGATACGACAAGAGTAAAACTTTTGTTTTTATTGATTTAGAAACATTTAATCTTTGCTTGAATTTCTGCCATAATCTACCTTGGCAAATTGGAATGATAAAAGCTAAAGGTGATTTTAAAACTGATAGCAAGAATTTTTATATTAAGTGGAATACTGATTTAAAGATTAGTGACGATGCAGCAAGAATAACAAGATACGACCACAAGAAAGTTCAAAAAGAAGGGCTCGATATTAAAGAAGCTTTTCCCACAATCAAAGATTGGTTAGATCATGCAGATTATATTGTTGGACATAATATTCTTGGTTTTGATATTTTCTTAATTAAAGAACTATATGAATCGATGGGTTGCCATTGGGATCATTTAATGAATAAGATAATTGATACTAATTGTATAGCTAGAGGGATAAAGTATGGAACTCCATATAAACCTAATACTGATTTATTAGAATATCAATACAAAACATATCATACAAAACGAAAAGATGTAAAAAGTAGCTTGACATTCCTTGGTAAAGAGAATAGTATAGATCATGACTATGATAAATTACATGATGCAATTAACGATCTTGATCTTAACTTAAAAGTTTGGAATAAATTAAAGTGGCAAATTGAGTTATAATATGGGATCTTTAGATGATGTATATGATTTGACGCAAAAGCTAGAAGATAGTGGCATAGAGTATCTTCTTATAACTGTTCAAAAGGGCAAAAAGCAAGGCAAAGCAGATGTATTCTTTCATTTAAAAGATAAGTCTTCCATGAGAATCTTAGCCACTGGATTAGCGGCTTTTGATAAACAAATAGATAAAATACAAAGAGAAGAAGAGGAAGAAGATGACGAATAAAGATTTTAATAGTTTATTTGATCAAGTAGATTTACCTCTTTATGGAGTAAGACTTCCAGAGTTTAAAATAAATAATGAATACAAGCATGATTTAGAAGTAAGTGAAGATGTATCAAATTATGAATTTCTTAGAGCATTAGCCTTAAAAGGTTTTAAAAAATTAAATCTTAAGAAAGACTCAGATTTATATAAAAAATATATTGAAAGAGCAAAGTACGAATTAGAAACTCTTAAAGAATTAGAGTTTATCGATTACATCATTTTGGTTTGGAGCGTTATTGATTATTGTAATAAGAATAATATTCCAGTTGGATTAGGCAGAGGTTCAGCAGCGGGTTCTCTTATATTATATCTAATTGGAGTTACTCAAATTGATCCAGTTAAATATGATCTTTATTTCGAAAGATTTATATCCAAAATTAGAGCTAAAAAGCAAGTTGTTGATGGAGTAACCTATTTGGATGGCAGTTTAATGTGCGACGTAGATTTAGATATTTGTTATTATAATAGACATAAAGTTTTACAATACCTAGAAGAACAATTTAAAGGTAAGACTAGCAAGATTTTAACATTAAATACATTGAGTGGAAAATTATTGATTAAAGAGTGCGGAAAAATTGTTGGAGAAAAATCAGAACAAGAGATGACAGAAATATCATCTTTGATTCCTAAAATCTTCGGACAAGTTAAAGATATCACTACAGCTTATGACGATGTACCTAAATTTAAAGAATGGTGCGACAATAATAAAGACATTTACGCTATCGCTCTTAGACTTAGGAACTTAATTAAAAATAAAGGTGTTCATCCATCTGGAGTTTTATTGTCTTATAATGATCTAGAGAATTCTTGTCCAACTGAATTATCTGGAGATAAAGAAGCAGTATCAAGTTTTGATATGAGTTGGGTTTCATTATTTAATATTAAACTTGACATTCTAGGTTTAAGAAGCGTTTCTGTAGTAGATGACGTTTGTAAAAGTATTGGTAAAAAAATAACGGACATTGATTTAAATGATGAATCGATCTATAGAAATCTGCAAGACTTAAGAAATCCTCATGGTCTATTCCAGATCGAAGCGGAAACTAATTTTAAAGTTTGTCAAAAAGTTAAACCAAAGAATCTAGAAGAATTAAGCGGAGTTTTAGCTTTAGCTAGACCTGGAGCTTTGCAATTTGCCGATAAATATGCTGCTCATACTAATTTTCAACAATCCGAAAGTATTCATCCATTCTTTGATGATATATTAAAAGATACTGGTGGAGTAGCTTTGTACCAAGAGCAATTAATGAAGATGGCTAATAAGATTGGATTCACGCTGGATGAAGCAGAAATTTTAAGAAGAATTGTAGGTAAAAAGAAAACGGAAGAAATTAAAGCTTGGAAGAAGAAGATTGAAGACAAGATTAAAGAAAATAAAATTCCAAAAGAAGTAGGAGAAATATTATGGAAAATCTTGGAGGATTCAGCGAACTATTCATTTAATAAATCGCATTCAATTGCTTATGCAGCTTTAGCCGCGATTACTATTTATTTGAAGTTTAATTATCCTCAACAATTCTTTTTGTCTCTATTAAAGATGACCAGAAACGAACCAGATCCAATTGGTGAAATATCTAAGATTCAAAAAGAAATGGGACATTTTGATATTAAATTATTAAAGCCTCATATTATTAAATCTGAAATGGATTTCTCTATAGAAGGTTCAGATATCAGATTTGGACTATTATCAATTAAAGGCATTTCAGATAAATCAATTGAAAAGTTAAACGGATTTAGGAACAAATATTCTAATAAGTTTGAAATTTTTCAAGCAGCAGAAGAAGCAGATCTTAATATTGGAGTATTATGCTCCTTGATTCAAGCTGGAGCTTTAACTGGATTTAAACAATCTAGAAGTAAAATAGTACTAGAAGCCCAACTTTGGAATATATTAACAGCAAAAGAAAAGAAGTATGCGATTTCATTTGCAGAGCAATTTGATTATGATCTTATTAGAATAATTAAACATTTAAATGTATTTACTGATGAAAAGAATAAAGTAATAATTAAGAGTTCTAGATTAGATACTATTAAATCTAAATACGAACCTTATCTTAAGATCTATAACCAAAATAGCAAAAGTGAAAGTTTCGCTAATTGGTATTATGAAAAAAGACTTCTTGGTTATACTTACGAAAGAACATTAAAAGATATTTTTCATGAAAAAAGAGAAGATTTATTACTTATTAATGAAATTATTGATTTACCAGTAAATCAAAAAGTAGCATTAGTTGGAGAAATAACAGATGTATATTCTGGAACATCAAAAAATGAAAAGAAAACAAAATATCTAAGACTTAAGGTATCAGATGAAACTAGCGATATTACTGTATTATTATTTAACGATAAGATAGAAAACTGCAAAACTCTTAATGGTAATAAGAATCCAGATGAAAAGAATATCGTGATAGTTAAAGGCATTAAAAAAGAAGATTGTATATTTGCTGATCTAGTGGCAATTCAAGATCATGATATATATATGAAACTTAGCGAAATTAAAAAGATTTGACATTCTATTAAAGATAATATATCATCACTATATGATATCATTCTACAAACCTAATAGTAAAAATACTGGAACAGCTTGCAGCTTTACAGTAAATTCAAAAGATGCTTCAATTTGGAGTTCGTTAATTAAACAATCCTCTTGGAACGATGCTAAGAAAATTGGCTCGTTTTCTGAAAATCAAAATAATCCAAATAAAAGTGTTAAGATTAAATTTTCTCTAACAGAAGCCGCTGGTCTTTTAGATGCTCTAGAAAGAAATACTGAATTTTCTGCATACCATACTTCAGAAAAACAATCTACTCAAATCAAATTGTCTCCATATCTTAGGGACGAAAAGCAAGTTGGATTCTCTTATATGGTATCTAAAACAGATAAACAAAATAGCGAAAATAAACAATCATATTTAATTGGTTTTTATTTTAATGAAGCTCGTCTATTGAAACAGTTTTTATCTTATGCATTAGATTCTGTATTTGAATGTCAAAGAATAGAAACAATTAAAAAACTTAAAAATTCTAAAAAAGAAGATAATGACGATAATCAAAACGATGCCAAAACTGATAATGATGGCGAGCTTTGGTAATGTCTAGGAAAAAGAAATTCTTATATCATTCAGATTTTGCTTTAGCCAAAACTGGCTTCGGCAGAGTATCAAAGTCTCTTTTAACTTATTTATATAAAACTGGAAAATATGATATCGTTCATTATTGCTGTGGAATGCAAGAAGGAAATCCAGATTTATTAAAAACGCCTTGGAAATCTTTAGGAACTTTACCCAATTCACCAGCAGAAATAGAACAATTAAATAAAGACCCAAATCAAGCAAGACTTGCTAGTTATGGTGCGTATTTTATAGATAAAGTTATAGAGCAAGAAAAGCCAGATGTTTATGTCGCAGCCCAAGATATTTGGGGGGTAGATTATAGCATAGGAAAGCCTTGGTTCAATAAGATTAAATCAGCGATTTGGACTACATTAGATTCATTACCTATATTACCATCTGCTGTTTCTTGTGCGTCAAAATTAAAAAATTATTGGATTTGGAGTGATTTTGCTACTAAAGCCTTACATGATTTAGGCCATAAAGAAGTAGAAACAATACATGGACCAATTGATATAAATAATTTTTATAGATTATCTGAAGATGAAAGAAAGAATTTAAGAATTAAAAATAATATCAATCCAAACGCTTTTATTATTGGTTTTGTTTTCAGAAATCAATTAAGAAAAAGTGTTCCAAACTTATTAGAAGGTTATGCTATTTGGAAAGCTAGAAATCCAGAAGTTAAAAACACTTACTTACTTTTACATACTCATTGGTCCGAAGGTTGGAATATTTATAAGTTAGCAGAGGAATATAATATACCTAAGCAAGAAATATTAACTACTTATGTTTGTAAAAGCTGTGGTAACTATGAAGTTAAAAATTTTACTGGACAAGATATTGATTGTAAATTTTGTAAAGCTCAAAAATCTCAAATAACTACTAATGTAGGAATTGGAATTACAGAAAAACAACTAAATGAAGTTTATAATTTGATGGATGTATATTGCCATCCATTTACAAGTGGTGGACAAGAAATACCAATTCAAGAAGCCAAATTGACGGAGTTAATTACATTAGTTACTAATTATAGCTGTGGAGAAGAGATGTGCTTGGATGAAGCTAATTCATTAGCTTTAGATTGGGCTGAATACAGAGAGCACGGAACAGAATTTAGAAAAGCCTCAACTTTACCAAATTCAATAGCTAAACAATTACAAAAAGTATGGAAAATGCCCATAGAAAAAAGAAAAGAAATGGGCAGAAAAGCTAAAGAATGGACTGTAGATAATTACTCATCAGAAGTTATTGGCAATAAATTCGAAGAATTTATAGACTCAGCAGAACTTGCAAACTATAATAGTATATCAATAAATCCAGAACCACAAGATCCTTTATGCAAAATTCCACTAATAGAAGATAATTCTGAATGGTTAAAAGTTTTGTATGCAAAAATCTTAAAAAGACCAGAAGTTGATGAAAATGATGATGGTCATAAATACTGGATGCAGGAATTATCTAAAGGGCAAAAGCGTGAAGAGATCGAAAAATATTTCAGACAAGTAGCTTGGCAAGAAAATGAAAAAAATAAAAAAGTAGAATTCAAAGACCTTCTTGATAAAGATGATCACGGAAAAAGAATTCTATATGTTATACCAGAAGATGAGTCAGATGTATTTATGAGTAGTAGTTTATTTCCATCTATAAAAAGATTATATCCAAATTATAATTTATACGTTGCCACAAAAAATGAATATTTTGATATACTAGATGGAAATCCTAATGTTCATAAAATTATTCCATTTGTACCACAAATGGAAAACCAAATATGGTGTGAAGGAAATAAAGATTTTGAAGGTTATTTTGAAGTTGCATTTTTGCCTTATATTGGAACACAAAAAATATTAAATTATCTTCATAATGGTAAAGATAAAATTGAATTTGATATAAAAAATTTCTAATATCTATATGCATATTCTAGAAGCATTTGCTACTTCCTCTGGTTTAAAAATATCAAAACCATATATTTATGAAAAATACTATCCATTAAATTTTGATAAATATATAATAATTGAAACAAATGATTCAAAATATCAATCTAAAAATTATGATTATTGGCAAGAAGTTATTAGCCTAATCTTGCCTTCATTAAAAGAAAATAATATAAATATTCTACAAATATGTGGGCAGAATGATCCTAGATTACTTAATGCTTATACTGTAACTGGTTATACAGCAAATCAAAAAGCATATTTAATTAAAAATTCTGTAGTTTATATTGGTTCTAATTTATTAGGACTACAATTAGCTTCAAATTATAGTAAAAAAATCGTAGGTCTATATGGAAATATTTATGCATCACAGAATAAACCATATTGGAGCAACGAAGAAGATCTAGTTTTGATTCAAGGTTTTCATGAAAAAACGAAACCATCATATGCCCCGCAAGAGAATCCAAAGGTTATAAATAATATAAAACCAGATATTTTGGCTCAAAGTATTTTAAATAGTTTAAATATTAAATATAAAATTAAAAATAAATTCAAATCTATAGGCGCAAGTTATATGAATAAAACTATAGAACTTGTACCAAATATGGTTATTAATCCAGCTTCTTTTGGAGCACCAAATGTTATAGTCAGAATGGATATTGAATTTAATGAAAACTTTCTAGCAGCACAATTAGCTCAAAGTAAATGTTTAATTATAACAAATAAAACTATTTCAGAAAATTTGATAAAGACATATAAAGCTAATATCACTCAAGTTGTATACAAAATTGAAAAAGAGAACGATCCTTTATTTATTAATTTATTAAAAAATGAAAACATTAGTTTTGCATTAATATCAGCATTAGATCAAGAAGATATTAATAATATTAAAATTCATTATATGGATTTAGGTTTAATACTAAAACTCAATTATAAATCTAAAGAAGATTATGATTGTGAAAATATAAAATACTATAAAAGTAATCATTTTATATTAAGTAATAGCAAATTATACATGAGTGAAGCTGCAGTAGAAAAAGACTTACCTATTAAAGATTTTGATCAAAACATTCAAGAAATCATTGATACTGATACCTTTTGGAAACACGCAGATAATTATGCTTTTTTAGTTGACTAGTTTATATAAATAGACTATCATACTAATAATGAGTCCAAAAATTAAACAACAAGATCAAACCGCTTCAATTGGAAGCTCTGCACTTTTTGATAGCAATATCAATATTATGCCAGAATTAAATGAACCAGTACTAGAAGTTGTTCCTCCTAAGCTCATCACAAGAAATAAATATGGCTTAATTGAGGATAAAAATACTAATTATACATACAATGATGATGGAACTATTAATTGGCGTAAAATGGTTAAGCAAGAATATCTTGTTCCAAATAGACAAAAAACTCAAGAAACAGATGTATCTAAACTAGAAGATAAAGATCTACTTATTCTTTTGGGTGGAATTAAAGAACTCGCTCAAATTAGAGGTTATACTAGCGTTGAGTATAAAGTGGTTGCAGCTAGTGAAAATTATTTTGCAACATCCTGTAAAATTACATGGATTCCTAATTATGAAACTAATGGAAGAGTTATTGAGTTCGAAGCCCTTGCAGATGCCACTTTAAATAATACAAAGAGTTTCGCTAGATATTTTTTGGCAGCAATTGCTGAGAATAGAGCCTTTGTAAGATGCGTGCGTAATTTCTTAAAGATTAATATTGTATCACAAGAAGAATTGGGCGATGCAAAACTTCTTGAAGAAGCCGTAGTTTCAAATGAGAATCCGACTTCTCCACAAGTTCTCTTGGAGAAAGTTATGAAAGACAAGGGGATTTCTTTTGATTATCTCAAAGAAAAATTAATTAAAGAAAAATTCGAAGGGGCAGAGAGTCTTAATTCTCTTCAAGATATTCCAAAATCTAAAATATTTGAATTAATTGATAGAATTAAAAAAATTAAAAAATAACTACGATGCCCTAAAAAATGGAATTCGTACACCAGTTCCATTTATATCGAGTCTAAAATAGCCAGAAGGCGCATAAGTTCTAGTTGTTGAGTTTAAAACTTGATCTGAATTAAATAATAAACGTCCACCAGTACCACTTAAATTTAAGTAATAGCCACTTGCTAATTTTAAATCTCCACTATTTATTTGATTTTTTAGAAAAGCGTCACCACTTAGATTATTTATTAAACCAATAAGATAACCACTTACCCCAGATAATTGTTCAGCGTCAACAATATTACTTAACTGGGTACTGATAGGAATTGGAATATTATTAGTTTGAGGCAAGAACGCTAAATTATTAACTATTTGTCTATCAGTATCAACAGCAGTTCCTTCATTATTAACTTTTGGAAATCTATAAGTAGCACCTAATCCAGTTGGAAATGCTTGGTAATCAACAGAGACAGCTTCTACGGTAGTATAAGTATTATTAAAACAAAGCTTTGCACCATTGTATGGTCCTGCCCCTCCTAGTCTCCAAGAAGATCCTACGACACATATTGGACAAGGTGTATAACCACATTGATTAAAACAATCTGCTAGACTTCCGCCTACGCAACCAGCTTCATAATGGTTTCTAGTATAATTACCTAAATCATAAGTACTTCCATTACTAAAATCTTTATCATATTGAGCCATTAAATTATCTTCAAATTTAGTAGATGGTCTTAGCGCCATATATCCACTTTTAAGAATTCCACCACCAGTACTCTTAGCAAAACTACTAGTTGTTGTAAAAGTATCAACTCCATTAAAAAATGCTTCTCTTAATTGAATTCCGCTATTAGCCAAGGCTTTAACAAAACTAGTATAACTTGGACTAGTAAATTGTTGATACATTATTTTATTTAAATTATTTGGTATCAAATAACCAGTAGCAGCTTTTTGATCAGTAAAAAATACATAAATACTTCCAATATAATTTTTAGGATTTTTTAGTACTATTGATATATTATTATCACTATTTATAATAGCTGTAGCAGTATTTATATCATATTTTTCAGAAGTCATTTGATCATTTTGAAATCTTCCAAAAAGATAACCATGAGGTTGATTATAAGCTGTACCAGCTAAAGTTTTTTGAGATGTATATTTTGTTCCCCCATTTTCTTTTGCGTCAATAGTTATCCAAAATCCAGAAATTACATCATCTGTTAAGAATGATCTTAAATTTGCGTCACTAAAGTTAACGAATGCTGCGAATTCTGCAGATAAAGCGCTAGGTGAGTAAAAATTTTCATAAATAACAGTTTCACTATTAACACCAGATCCATCAAAACCTCTAACTCCAAATCTCAATCTATAAGTTAATTCATCGTTTGTCCATACTTTTAAACTTGGCGCAAGATTTTCCATACTCCATTGAAGAGATAAAGTTTTATCATGAATTAAATTACCAGTATTTAAAGCCACAGATTGAAATCTTCCTGGTTGATCACCTACAACTGGAACCGTAGTTAAATCATCATAACTAGACCTATATTTAAAATCATTCAATTCAATTATATTAGTATAATCTCCCAATAAATCAGAAGAAAAATAAAAATTTCCAGGTCTATAATTTCTAGAATAATATCCTTTTGGACTTATGCCATAAACTCTAAAATAATAATTTTGATTATTTATTGTAGGAACATAATTTCCACTTGTAGGAATATTATTATCAGGAACTTGAATAGAACTTAAAAAGAACTCTTCATTTGGTACATTAACTGTCGTGCCTTGAACATTAGCATATTGAGTTTGAAGATCATTACTTACAAAATCGCTTCCACTTTTAGCATATATTTTCCAATAAGCTGTCTCATTGTTAATTGTATCTATCGCTCCACTTATTCTGTAATTTAAATATAAATCTTCTGTTTTATATAAAAATAAACCACTTGGATAACTAGCTTCTTTTGATGAAATTGGAGTTATTACTGGAGCATCTGCAAATGATACGCCAGATTCAACATATAAATATTTGGTTGGATTATATTCCATTGCATTTATATTATATTTAAATGGTTCAATTTCAGATATTCCAATAATTCTATATAATTCAGTTTCGGTATTTAATCCAAATCCGCTACCAGTTGTTTGAGCAGTCCAAATTGCTCCAGTATATAAATTATAATCAGTTGTATTGAATACTTTATTGCAGTTAATTTCGGTTAAAGTTTTTTCTGGATCATAACCTGTTGCTGTATTTACAAAAGATGAATTCATTTGAAAAAGTCCAGATTGAATTTTACTTCTTTCATAACCAGTAATAAAATCAGAATAATTTGTTCCAGTTGCTCTTGATGTAGGTGTTAGAATTTCTAATTTATAAGTTTGTCCTGGAAAATTTGTTGTAAAATATCCAGAAATATTATTAAATTCTTCGTCAAGAACAAATTTATGTTTACCTCCAACTCCCGTATTAATTCCTAAAACTCTTCCTCCTAATCTATGCAGTAATCTATTTGAATCTTGAATTTTGATAACATCTCCTGGCCTTAAATATACTGAATCTAATCCCGCGGTAAAATCAACAGTTTCTGTTTCTAATTGCTCGCTAGCTAATGCCCATTTTCCAAGTCTATAAGCTTGTCCTCTGCTTGTGCATCCAAATGCAGTAATTTCTAATTTTCTAATGCCATATTTTCTTACACCATCTGGATCTTCAACATGCTCAACTGTTGGTTTAGCAAAATAATTCATGTCATTATATCTAACTATTGCAACAGTATTTCTTGTTTTTTTACTACTACTAGAATAATTGAAATCTCCATTTTCTACGTTAGAATTTGTAAATAAAACATAAGGATCTTTTGGCATGTCAGCAATTGCAAAAATTGCACCATTAGCATAATAAGACATTCCTCGAAAAATACTAGTCATATCATTTAATAAACTAAATGCATCAGAAAAATCATTTATGACAGCATTACAAGTAAATCTTGGTTCTAATCCACCAAATCCATCATCAACAATTGTATCGCAATACTGAGCGATTTGATATATATTCCATTTATCTACTTGTTGATTTTTTATATATTTTCCCAATCCATATCTTTTATTTGTTAATATGTCATAATAACACCACGCTGGATTATCTGTCCAATAAAGTCCATTACCAGAAGGATGATATTCATCTGAAAATCTACCATCCCAATCTCCATTATATGTTTTCTTAATTGGATCATAATTGCTTGGGATTTTCATTTTTAATAATTTAACATCGTATGATCTATCTGGAACGTTTTGAAAATATTCTGATGTAAATAGACTTTTAAAAATTGCAGATTTTGGATATATATAATCTTCTCTAAAAACTTCTGTAATCGAATCTACCGTTACAGAATCTTTTAAATTTAATACTGTACTTTCTTTACTAGTCCTTTGTATTTGTACTCTCCATCCTAAAAAACTTAAATCATTTGGATCATATTTACCAGTTAAATCAAATTTAAAAGCATCAATTATACCAGAACTTATTTTACCCTCGGTTTTTTCATCTCTTTGCAGAGATGGAATTTCAACATATCCACCACTAGTTATTTTAAAAATTTTAAATCTATAAGTTATGCTTCTATCTCTAATATCTCCTGCAGTTTGTGAAATTTTAGCAGTTTGACCACAACCTAAATCATAAGTTACACGATCTCTATTTGGATCATTTTGTTGATCAAAAAGAGCTGTTATTTTTAAAGATACTATTAATTCACTTATATTTGTACTTTTAAAATCATAATTTTTAGCAAAATCTGCTCCATATCTTAAAGTATCTCCTAACGTTAAAGTTCTAGAAGCTTGAGGAATATCTGCTGCACTAGTAGCGTTTTTTAAATTACTTGTTAAACTTATTGAACTAGTTTGATTTCCATTATCATATCTAAAATTAATTTGAGAATAATTATAATTTCCAGCATCATCAATTAATGGAACATTTTTCCAAAATATGGATCTTAGATAAGGATTATTTTCTTTACTATTATATTTATTAAAGATATAACTGGACCAACCAATTTTATTAGTTTGACCAGCATAAACATATTTTCCACTTACTAAACCCTCGATTGGACCCTCAGAAATTAAATCTGTAACTTCTGTTTCTGTTCTAGAAAGAACTTTATCTGCTCCTGCTCCAGCTTTTAAAATACCTTCTGGCGCTTCAATCGGTGTATGCGGATCTGGTGGTGGACTAGGACTACAACTATTTCCACCTCCTCCTGCTCCTCTTAAAACTTTAGGATAAATCTTTTTATTATCTTCTTTTGAATTCATTAACTTGTCCTTGATTCAGTATTTTTAACATAACTAGTATTAAATGAAGCACTAACAGTTTTAGATCCAACAATAAGTCTTCCATATCCTACTGGAATAGGCCCACCTTCACCTCGCGTATTTGTTGGTCCATCAAAAAGATAAGATTTTCCACCCCCACCTTTCGCTGCTACTTCTGGAGCTTGAAATTCTGGAGCTACAAACGGAGGAGGAGAAGATAAGAGAGATAAAAATCCAGCAGCAGTTAAAGCTATTCCAGCTAAAATTAAAGCTGCACCAAAAATTTGACCTCCAGGAATAAAAAGTAATACTACTCCAATAATAGTTAAAACAATCCCAGCTATAGCAGTAATTACTCCGCTAGCACCTTCTATAATTGGAATAATATCAATACTTTTTAAATCTTCGGTTTTATAACATACTGTTAAATTTGAATAAATTGCTTTTTCAAGATCGTTCTCAATTTCATCTGGATTTTTAAAAATTTTAAAGTCTTTTTTATTTATAAGAACTCTATATTTTAAATTATCTTTTTCTAATTCATAAAGAGTTTTGTATAGAATTTTAGTATTGGTTTCTATAGCTCTAATAGCTTCTCCAACACTATTGACGGCTAAATTCCATTTAGTTTTTTTTACTTTTTCCGCCAATATACCATGTAATTCTACTTCAACCATAATTATAATTCCTTAGAAGTTGCTGGAAATCCTCCAAATGGTAGTGGGCTATTAAATCTTTTTCTGCATCCTTTTAGCCTTTTAGAGCATTGATCTGCAATCCAATAATTAGTATTAAATGGAGAATATCTATTATTATTCATTTTGGAAACAAAATAATATTTAATTCCATCCAATTCAACATAAACATATTGTCCTTTTGAATAATTTGCATTATTAGCTTTTTCCCATAAAACAGGATTTCCTTCTGAAAGACCAACTCCTAATAAACTACTTATAGGTTCATCCTTGTCATTTGCAATTGGAGTACCTAGATATCCACAGCCTTCTCCTCTATAATCAAAAGAACAAGCTTCGCTATATAATGTTCTAAGTGGAAGTTTTATATTTTCTAAATCTAAAATTGAACTTAATTCGTATTGCAAAACATTTTTATTTTCTTTTAATTTTCGATCAACATAATAAATATCTGAATTTAATTGAGCATAAGGATCTGGATCAATTATAAAATCATCATCATTTATAATTCCACCTTTACTTTTAAAATTAACAGCATCAAGATATTTTAAAAAAGTTCTTTTCCTGGTTATCTCTAAACCAATTATATCACCAATTGATCTAACTGTATTTTTTATTTTTATAAAAAAATTATCATATGATTCAATTTGATTTTGGCTAGTAAAAGTTAATTTTGGTTTTGGTAAAGTACCTCTAGCCATCATTTCAAATCCTTCAATTAAAATTGGAAATGGAACATATCTTTTTCCCTGCCAAATTATTTGATTAAATAAAGTTGGACTATTTAAATTTGAACTACTATTTTCAAAATTTATAGTCATATTATGAAAGCGTAAAATTCCAAGTGGAGAATCTATATTTGCACTATCATAATATGGAAGAGTTGCAAAATTATTATTATATGGTATCGGAATTTCATTACTAAAACTTAATTCTGCTAAATCTATATCATCTCTATTTATTCCAAAATTTCTAAAATCAAATTCATATAAAGTCACTAAAATAGATGGATTTAATTTAGAGCTTTCTATTGATATTTTTTTTGTGCCAATTTGCTCGTTAGAATTAATACTCATACATTTGCTGTTTCGGAAA